TGGGTTGGCATCTAGTTGTGCAATAATATTATCTTTAATAGGTCCTATACTACGTATAAATGCAAATACGGCGTCTAATCCTTTTTGGTGCTGTTTTAAGTATTCTACAAGTCTACCTTGTTTTGCTTTACTTACTTTAGAACCATCTGCTGTTAACCAATTAACAAAATGTTTACTGCCAATACTATTTACCGATCTAGTTTTTGCTAGGTTATTCATATACATGTATAAAATGTCTGGGAAGTTTTTCATTTTTAAATCTGCTGGTGGAGCCAATACTGCATCAATATCATTTCCTGCTGATGTAATAAAGTTTTCAAGTTCACTTAACTTAGCACTTTCAATATCAGGAACGTCTGTAATTGATACTGGAGGCATTGCTAACAACGGCCCTTCTTGGAATCTAGTAGTATCTACTTTACTTTTATTTCCTTCTAAATCAATGTGTGCATGTAATACAACACCAACACTACTGTTAGAAATTTTCTTGCCAATGTCACTTGCTGGATCAACTGTATACTTTGTTGTGTTTGGCATAAATGATAATCTATCTTCTTCCATTCCTGGCGTATCAAACCAAAGTAAATCACCATGAACATAACCTCTAAAATCTTCTGGAGTTGCTTGTTCAAATGCAGGCCAAACTTTTTTCATTTGTCCAATAAAGTCTCCATACCCTTGTGGGTTTTTAGCATAACCTGGACGGTTCTTTAACATGGCTTCCATTTCGTCTGGTGATTTTGATCTACCATTATAACCTTTAGCACCAAATCCACTTTTATCTGTAAGAACAAATTCACCATTCTCATTGCGACCAAATATAACCGCTGGTGAGCCGTCCCATTTGATAGTTGTATCACTTGGGTTACTTTCTAAACTGTGTAATGATGAGATTGCTTTTTGGGCGCCTACTTTGCCGTCCCATATAATTAAATCTTCTAAGTGTTGGATTCTGGCGCCACTGGCCTTTTCCATTATAATTTGATTAATTTTCATTTGGTGTATCCTCTAATTCTGATGGGATACCCATTGATTGAATTTGTCTATTATCTTTAAATGCATCTACTACTTTAGTATAAACATCGCTTGGATAGTTTTTCTTGATCGTTGCTAATAGTGTTTCAAAACTATATAAATCTTCTGGACCATCTAACCCAAGTGCTTTTGCAATTTCTTGTGTATTTGTAATTGGTCCTTTTAATACTGTATCAATTCTTGCTTTTGTATACCCTTCGCCATTTGCTTTGGGCTTAGGTTTACGTGATATCCAATTTAATCCGTCTGACGGGCTCCATAACCAACGTTGTTGTTCTACAGAGCGTCCATCTTCAATCTTTTCATCTGATTCCTTTGACTGATATATAGCAGCCATTGTTGCTAACATAATATTACGAAATGTGCCTTTATATTGACTTGATCTGCCACCTTCTTTGTCAAAGCCTTTTTCGTGTGGGCTATGATAGTATGTTTTCATCCAATCTGGGTCGCCAGGCATGAAGTCAATTTGGACTTTACCTGTTCTATTTAATCCTGGCTTGGTATTTGTTGCATCGTATCCAACAATATCAACTGATGTCATAAACACACTTGATTTTTTAATATCTTGTATTAACGGCGATGCTTCTAATTTTGCTGCAAAGTCTTTTAATTGCTCTGGCTTTATATTAATAGCAACATCAATATCGCCACTAAATTCTTTTTTACCAACAGAACCTAAAACATTTGCTTTTAATGGAACACCCAATGACTTTTCTAATGCATCTATTGTGGCATCAATTTCAGTATGATGAATTGCACCGACACCATTCATTGCACCGCCTTCAGATAGCTTTTTTACATTAACTTTATATAAATTGTCAGGCTGAACCTTTCGGTGCTTTCTGTTATTGCGGTCTTTACGCTTTTTAGTGCCGACAATATCATTTATTTTCATTTTTTATTCCTTAAATTCTTAATACCTCTATTAAAACGTTCAGGATCTCTATTTTTAATACTAAGCATTATTCTTTTTTGGATATCTTGAGCTTCTTCTTCACTGTAATTTGAATCTACCATTTCTAATACATTCATAATCGCACTGATGGCATTGGTGCCGCGTGATTCTAATATATTAATTCTATCTTTTGTGGGTGATAGATTGTTAATTTCTTCTAATAAACTGCGTGTTCTTTTTTTCATCAGCTCAAACTCCAACTGTTATTACTTGTATTTATCTACTTTATGGTTATTTGTTGACTTTTTTCAACATACTACGCAATCTGTCAGTAGCATCAGTATCTTCAATAATACTTTCTTCTGCAATAGTTTTTTCTTGATGTGTTACATTTGTATTTCTTTTTATTTTATCTAGCATTGCACTAGGTTGATGCATTGTTGTTGATTCTTCATCTTCTGGTAAATCTGTTATACGTAGACCTGCAATATCAAATGCTAAGTCTACTTTTTGCCCAACTCCGGCACTACTACGTGTTTTCATAAATTGAATTTGATAGCGTCCACGTTCACGCATTGCTGTGCTTGTAAAAATACCAATTACGTTGTCAGCTGTTTGAATTTTACTAATACCACCAGCAATATGAGAGTGATCAAACTCTACTTCTTCTACTGCTGCCCTGTTTAACTGAGATGCTGTTGCAAATAGTAAGTCTTGTTCTACTGCAAAGTTACGCAATTCTTCAGATACAAATTTATCTTTAATAAACAAGTCGCTTGGTGGCACTTTACGTTGTGCTGGCATCATTAAGTCTAAATAATCAAGTAATACTGCATCTAATTTAACGTTATTCTTTACTTCAAACTCTTTCATATAACTATTTACATCATTTATTGTAATACCATTTGGCATTTGCACAATTTGTAGGTTACCTGCTTTTTTACTAATTGCTCCAACTTTTAATCCAACGTCTTCTGCATTTTTAAATACTTCTTTTGTGTTATATCCTGTAAGCATACTATCTAATCGCATACTACATAGTTCTTCACTAAGTTCCAAACTAATATATAATACATTCTTTCCATCTAACGCCCAATTTAATGCTAAATTTTGCAAGAACAAACTTTTACCACCACCTGATGGTGCAGCAAATATATTTAATTCACCTCTATTAAATCCACCATATAGTTTTTTATCAATTTCAGTCCAACCTGTGCTTGTTCCACCTCGTTGGTTACGAACACGTTCAATACGTTCCATTGGGTTTTCCCAATAATCTGTTCCCATGTGTTTAGCAAGTCCGATGCCTACTGCATCTTTAATCATTCTTTCTACTGCACCAAACTCACCTTGTTCAAGTAAATCAGTTGAATCTAATATTGCACTTTCTAATGCTTTGTGTTTACAAAAAGTTTCGAACTCGTTTATAAACCAATCGTGATGTCTAGGATCAATATCTTTTAAACTTTGTAATTCCAAACCAGTTGTTGCTACAATCTGCTCATGTGTTGGTAATGCACCATATTCGTTTGCATGGTCTTGAATGAACTCTACTGTTTTACGTAATTCTCTTGCAAAAAATTCTGAATTACATATTCCATTTACACGAACAAATAAATCTTGATCATGTGCCATAAACTCTACAAATAATTTTTGTAGTTCTAGTGTGTATTCTTTTTGTTCACTCATTTACAATAATTCCTTCCTAAAACTTGTATTTTTGTTGGGTTACTTACTGCACTATTTAATATACTACGCACTGTAAATAATCTACCGTATTTTGTTAAGGCATCGCCGGCATCATTGCAATCATCCCATTCGGGAAATGCAACACTCCAGCCATACTTAACTGCTGCGTTGACCATTTGCATGCCTGCCTTATCGGCATCAGGTAACACAACAATATGTTTGTTTAAACTTAAAATAACGTCTGCTTGTTCATCGCTAATAGTATTAGTGCCTGCACTGATCCCATCTGTTATTATAGCATCTAATGGGCCTTCTGTCAATATAACAATTTCTTTGTCAGCATGCTGTCTATCTAATCCATACACAAAATTTTTAGGTGGTTGTTGATTAAAATATTTTGGCATTTTATCTGGTGGGTTACCTATCCACCTTGCTGTATATCCTACAACATTACCTTTATAATAAAATGGAACTACAAAACGCTTAAACATTCTTGCTGGCAATTTAGCAGGGCTATACATCAGTCTAGGATCTGTTATATCAAGTCCTCTATCTGTTAGATATGTTACTGCTTCTGTCCAGTCAGGTGTTGGTGTATGTTCCATAAAAGGTTTAGCATCTTGTGGCAATGCTACTGTAGGCCAATCAATTACTAATTTCTTTCTACGTTCTTGCACCATTAATGATTGTGCAATATCTTGTTCACGTAACAACTCTAGTTGTAATCGTTGCACTTGTGTAGGATCTGCACCAAATTGCACTAATAATTTTTTTAATCTATCATTAATTTTATTACCAGGTGAGAAACCTGTCTTGTAATGACAATTAAAACAATGATACTGAAACTTATCATCTTCAAAATGAAAACCACCTCTTCCACGTGTATCTGGTCTTGATTGTCCATTTGTTACACACATCGGACAATTACCAGAATGCCAGCCACTTGGACTTTGTTTCCAGTTAACCGGAACCAGATTTCTAACGTAGTCGATCATTAAGCTCATGTGTATATACTACACTCTTATGATGACTTTGTCAAGTGTTCCTTGTGTTTGTGTGAATTTTGCTCTAATATATTTTATATTAGTTCTAAATGTCCATGGATCAATACCAGTTTGATTGACATATGGATAGTGTTCTTCGGTATAAGTTCCTAATATAATATTAAACCAGTCGCTTTCTTCAGGGTTTTCTTCTAATGCACCCTGTATGTAAAAGTCACCTGTATAGTTAGTGGCATATATTGCCAATGTAACCATTCCATTAACTTTGTTTTTTGCACCAGGACCTGGTAAATGGCTACTGTAATAGAATCCATCTCTTAATACAAATGTATCAGTGGATGCTGATAACAGTGGTATGCTTTGTGCTTGATCACTTACTTCAACTGTATAGTTTGGTCTTAGATTTTGATCAACAAATAATGGAAGATTTAAACCTTGGGAATTTACATAGGTAAATACAAGATCAAGGAAACCTGTTTGAACTGCACTCGTTTCACCTGATGTTAAAATCAGTTTAACTTTGCCTTCATCATAGTCAACAATTTGACATTTCTTTGATAATAATTTTACTTGGGTCTCTCTATTAACTACATTAGCAGTTAATGTTGTTCCATGTAGTTGAATTGGTTTACGATCAGTGTTTTTTACGTAAAAAATAAACTCATTATCTAAACCGCTAAATAACTTTAAGAACCTGTAATTAACAGGAGAGTTTATAGTAGTTCCAGTTGACGAAGCATAGTTACCTAGTCCTGCTTTATTACCTGAGGCATCAACGGCGTATAAGTCGCCTGTTTGATTAATATTATAAGTAGTTGCATAATTTGACATTCATATTCTCCTGTGTATGTATTTATGCAAAAACCAAAGAAAAATTTTAAAATAAATACACATACAATGATTAAAAAATATCAAACATTACTTGAAGAATTTCCGTTTTTAACTGTCATAGAATATGCAGGAAACGAATACCTTGGAATTATGCAAAACATAGATAATCAAATAGCTACTATGTATGTGTATGATAGACTAAGCACCAATGAAGAAAGACAAAAGTTTTTAGAACTAGGCGAAGAATGGTGGTGGGAAACTAATAGAAAATTACCTATTAATATTGCATTGCTAAACAGATGGCCGTTTAGTTATACTAGTCAAAGTTTTAATATAAAACAAATGGAAGTGATTGCAGGACCTGAAGTAAGATTAAGTGACAGTATTACCAAAAGAATTAAAAGACGTAATATCAGTCTTTTAAAGAAAAACCCATAACTAACATATTAAGTTGTAATACAATAGCCATTGCATAACTTATTGCGTGTGCTTTCTTAAAATAATATGTTCCATTTACTGGCTTGTCCCAAACTGTAGCAAACACTGTATCCCAATCTTTTCCTAGCAACCCACGTTTAGCCGGTCTAATAATTGCCAGCACGGCTGCAAGTTGTTCAACGCTTGTTGGTTTCATTTTGCTTACAATATTATAGTGTGCATGTATATGAAATAATTTTTCAACAACTTCTTTATGTTCAAGTAAATCCCACATTGGTTTCATTGCAAGTAATTTTTCTAATTGGTCATAACTTTCAACATCTTTGTAAACACTTACATTTAACACATCTAATTTAAAATAGCCTTTTGCTTCTGCTTCTTTATGATCAATGGTGCTTAACCCTGTAAACGGATCACTTGGCATTTCATGGAAATAAACTCCGGTATTGTGTTTTTTACGTCTACCATTATCATTAATCATTGCAGGTGTATGTTTTATTAGGTCTAATAACTTAGTTCTATCTGCTACGTCAATATCAATGTCTGTGTTTACTATCATAAGTGTGCTTCTTCCATAATACCTTCTACCCATTTAAAATCTTCGGCATGTGTTTTCATAACACGTTGCCAATGATATGGATCTATATAATCTGTTACCATTTGTATTTGTTCGGTTGAGAGCTTCTCTAATAGCCTTTGTGCTTGCGAACTTGAATACATTACCCATGGACTAATCTTACCACTACAGATGTGAAATACTGCAAGATTTGGCGCTACTAGACGGAAGTATTCGTTCCATTCATGCTTAGTTTCTTTAGCCCATTCATGCATAAACAATATAGTTCTTTCTATGGCTCTATCTGCACTTTCTGTTTTTAATCTTGTTTTAATCCAAGCACTAAAATTTCTATCGCTTGTCCATCTATCAATTCTTACTTGGTTTTTTAATAACCAACGTGTATATTCTTCAACATCATCTACACGTAATTCTATACAATATTTTGCATACTTTACAAATGCAGTATAATACTGACTTGATGCAAAGTCATCAAATGATTTAGCACTTTTTGAATTTGTCCCTATACGATAAAACAATTGATATGATCTAAATGCAAGTTGCACATCTTTATCTTCTTTAGCCATGTATCTACGTTTACGTTCGCACATATGCACAGACAAAGTGCTTTCACGCTTAAATACTTTATTACAATATTCGCATTTAAAAACTTGCGTCATTTAAGTTTACCAATTAGATCTTTTATTTCTTTATCCTTTAATCCATATTCACGTAGCAATATTTTAATTTCATCTTTGCTACTGCTTAACATAATATCAATTTCATCATCATTTAGATGTGAATAATTTTCTACAAACCAATTCTGTAATTTATTTTTCTTGCCTGCTTTACCTGGTGCTATCCAAGGATGGAATACCGTAGAACCTATTCCAACTAATTGTAGCAACTGATATTGCAACTGCGGGTGTTTTCTTAATGTATTAAAATGCACATTAACTGCTTCGTTAGTCCATTCTAAATAATGTTCAGCATTCTTGCCGCTTGCATTACTTGTATAACGCATCAATAACCATAAGCCAAGTTTCTTTTTCTCATCATCTGTGAGGCTGTCATACCACGCTCTATCTTTAGCGTCAATAGATCTCATTTCTTCTTTAATGTTTAGCTTACTCATGTTGTTACTATACTACCAAAGTTGTTCAATGTCAAGAACTTCAGGTAATTTATTTGCATCTTTGACAAATAATACACAAGGCGAATTTGGTTTGTCGCTAATTGGAACACATAATAAGTGTCCATATTTTAGTTTAGGTGCATACCATTTAACATCACTGTATATGTTTACAATTGATACATCTATGTATTGGGCACTAAATCCTGTAATTGGATTAAATGCAAATGCTGTAAATCCTCTATCGTTTAGACTCATAAGACTCATTACTTCTGGATCGCCTACTTCTGAATCACATATAACCATATGCCAATCAAGTGGCATACTGATTGTAGTGTTTCCAATTTGTAAAATTGCCGCAGGTGCATAGAAGCTTTCTAAAAACACCAAGGGAATAAAATAATAATCTACATTTAATGGATTTGTATAATCTAAAATACCATATCTTAAATCATCAATAGTTTCTGGTATTTCGTCTAGATCATACGTCTCGTTTTCTACGGTTAATATTTTCATTTATTTCTCTCTTAACGCCAATCAGTCTTTTCAATAGTAAAAGGATAATTGGCTTCTTTATAAAATTTCTTACGTTCAGTAAGATGCTTTTTGCTAAACTTGGCTGTGCTAGTCACATCCCAAATTTGCACAAAATCTTTGTCTTCGGCTTTACGCACTCCACGTCCTATTGATTGGATAACTCTAACAAACGACTTCCCAGGTTCAAGAAGTATAAGGTTAAATATACGTGGAATATTAATACCAACGGCAGCCACGCCATAGGTTGCGACAGTGATGCTATTAGTTGCTTCATTAATTTCATCATATGCGTCCTTTCTGTCAGTGACTTTCATAGCCCCTTTAACAAAAGTAACACCTGGTATATTTTCTGCAATTATCTCTCCTGCTTTAATTCTATCTACTAACACAAGTGTATTACCAGATTCAGCAACTGTTGAAATAAATTTGCTAAGATACTGCATACGTTCTTTATCTGTTGTTAAGTAAGTTAGCTCACTTTGATAATTGTTATATACCGCTGTTTCTTTTAGTTGAACTACGTTAACGTGACAGTTACTTAGAACTCCCATGTCTTGTAATTCGCTTGCACTTAGTTTGTTTGTAACTTCACCTAAACATGCCTGCAAACTTGCTTTGGCATGATCTTCTTTTGGTATAGTTCCTGTTAATCCCCAACGTAATGGAATGTGTGCAAATTCCTTAGTAAGCATATCTTTTAAGACGTCTGCTTTTGCTTGGTGAACCTCGTCTACAATAACACAAACAGCTCCATCTGTAAACTCTCTTAAACTCATATCGTCTAGACCATCTCTGAATCTTTTCCTGATACTATTTAAACTCTGCCATGTGCATATTGTATGGGTGCGTCCTATGTCTTTTTTGTCGCCGAAGTAAACTCCGACGTCAAGTCCTAAATTCTCATAATCATCAAATGTCTGTCTCACTAAATCTTTGTTTGGGACAATAACAATTGACCTTCCATACTTTTCCACTCGTTCAGATAGAGCTGCTGTGATCAGTGTCTTACCAGCACCAGTGGCAATTTCTTGCAAGCATTGTGGCGTAGTAAGATATTTATTTACGATAGTAATTTGATAATCTCTAAGCACAACTGGCTGTCCTGCAATAGGATGCTTTTCTGGCCAAGTCTTGTGTGCAAATGTAGATTCGTCTACTGCTGAAAAATCAAATGCTTCGTTAGTTTCTCGTTTATCATCTACAGTAATAGAATAACCATTATCCATAATAATAGGTAAAACCCTATCAAGTAAATTAACATATGTTACACCGCCCACACTAAAGAAGCTTACACATCCATCCCATCTACCTAACTTGTATGCTGGCACATGAAATGCATACGGCATAAAGAACTTTAGTTCTTTCTCGCATTTTTTACGGGTGTTCAAATCGAGTCCTTCGACTTTACAATTTACTTCGTCTTTGATTACTATATTACAATTCATACTACTACTATACAACACTTAGAGCATTTTGTCAATTGCTTTTGCTCCAAAATTCAATCAACTTACTATTTGTTTTATTATCAAAACATATTTGTTCTTTAAAATAATCAGATAATTCGCATTGTAACTGAACCCATGCGTCAATGTTATGTAACTTTAATAGTTCATAAGGATCAATTGTAATATAATTTATATCTTCTATAGGTAACTGGTCTTGGCCAAAAGTTCCTCCAGATAATTTTTTATAATATAATCTACGATGCCACTCAATACCCGCAGATGATCCAATACGAGAAAAAATAGTCATATGTTTATTCCATGGCTCTATTCTGTATTTAAAATAATTAGGGTCATTGGCGGTTAGGGTATGATCTCGTTGTATATTAATTAAATTAGTGGAAAAATTAATTCCAGTGTCTTTGAGCGGCACAGGTTCTGTATGAAAAAACCGGACTACATTTTGAAGGTCCCATTTATTGTTATCATTGATGCTAGTTTGAACTGGTGCAAATGCTGGATTTTGTCCTATCAACCATGATAAAAATTCTCCGCCATGTCCAGGTGAATACAATATACTTATTGCTTTATTTAATATCATATTATTAATTTTCTAAGTAATGTTTTAGGAATAACAATGCAATCATTGTTACTGAGATTGAACTTAAAAGTGATACCCAAAAGTTCCAGTGATTTAATGTAATGACAAATATTGGAAAGAACACTAAACTAACTAAAACAAAATATATTGTTTCTTGTGCTAGTTGTTGGAATACTTTAACATCAACTCCTGCGTAATACATAAAGACGATGCTGATAATACTACCTAATGGTATGCCAAGTATTAATGCACCGAGTGTAGGATTACCACGCTGAGCTGCCGTAACAACGCCTGCAACAATTAATCCGCCTATGATTGCTTTTATTACAAATTCCATGTTAATATTTATGTCATAAAAAAAGGCTTGTCGACCAAGCCTTTTTTATTATCTTATTTTATTTTATTACAGTCGACGCATACATGTAACTTCTGCAACACGTTTCCACTTCTCGCCGCCCATTGCCTTCTTAAGGTCTGCAAGTTTGGTAACCATACGCAAACTAATTTCACGCATTATTTCTTTGTTATCTAACAAAAATGCCATAAGCTCATTTTGTTCCGCTGCACTAAACTGATATTCGTTAAGCATACCATCTGCAACAATCTGCTTACAACGTAATACTTTTTCACGCATTGTATCCATTGTAAGATCTAAGTAGTGACAACGTGACATGATAGCATCTAAGTGATCTTTAATCTTACCACGCACCTTATCAAACTTAAGGTTAGTAATAAAGATAACACTACCTTTAAATTCAAAGCTATCTGGAATACCTTCTCGACGTAGCAATGCACTGTCTGTATTCCAGTTTAGTGTTCGCTTTTTACTTGAGTCAAGTGCCGCTTTAAGCAAGTTAAGACTTGTCTCATCATACAACACTGTATCACAATCGTCTAGCACAAGAACACTATTACGATCTGCATTTTCAAACAAAACTTTATACAAACCAATTGCACTTGAGGCACCTTTGATAACTTCAAAACGCATCTTGTTGCCTGCAAGTTTATCAAACAAACTGTTCTTTTCTAAAACAGCTTCTACACCAAATGACTTACCAACGCCTGGAGGTCCGGTAACAACCATACCACGCACAACGCCATCAATTGACGCTTGTGTCATATCATCTAAGATACTAAAACGTTCACGCATACGTTCAATAATCTGATCATCGCTTTCATTTGGATTATCAACTGCATCATTTACAACTTCAATTAGTTTAGTTGCTTTCGAAGGACGCCCACGTTTTTTAGTAACTAACTTTTGCATTTAACAACTCCTATTTGTTAATTTATAATTATATATTACAGTAAGATGTCTTACTTGTCAACCTTTAATTTACGCTACTTCTTTGAAACCAAAGTTAGCAACAACTTGTTTATTACCTGCTTCGTCTTCAATAATGTCGCCTACTGAACATGAATACATTGGAGCCAAACGCTCAATGTTTTCTTCTGGACCCATGTTACCTGTATGAAATACACCATCAAGATTATCAGCAGTAATGTTTGATACATGTGTGTAATATCCACGTCTAAATGCATCACCGGCAACCATTCCTGTATCACTCTTACTAAGACCCATGTCTAACTTTAAAGACTGCTTATGAACTGCATCATGCCCTTCTGCATTGATTAAGTCAATTTCAGCGTCTGTTAAGTGTATTTGGTATAGTTTAAATTGTGCCATTTTTACGTCCTTCCTTTATTGTTAATATACTTATATTATACAGCAAGATGTCTTGGTTGTCAACTAAATCAGCAAGAAAAAAACCCTTATATATCAAGGGTTTAAAACTTTTTTTGAAATTATTTTACTAAAGTTAGCTTAACTCTGTTAAAAAGAGTCTCTTTTGCGTTACTATACTTGCTTAATTCCTGTTTATTAACAGTTCCACGTATAGTTATTGTTTTGCCTTCGATAATATCAGTTAGATCTGGCTGTTCTCTCCACCAAAACTTAACAATATCTCGGTTATCAGATACGCATGTAATCATGTAAACGTCACTTGACTGTATAAACTTAACATCTATTACATCTACTTCAATGTCATAGCGAGCGCCTTTTTTACCAACATATTGGCTTATATGCTTTAGTTGAGACATTGTGTCGTTAAGTGCTTCACGCTTCTGGTCAATCTTTAAAGAATTTGGAACACTTGCAAGAATACTTACATGGAAATTATTAACATCATCAGAGGTTGCTCTTACTAGTCCACTTTCAAAGTTAGTAAGGCCACCGCCAAGTTTTTTCATCATTAATTTACCATTAATGCGTTCAATTTCTGCGGTTGCTTGATCTACGTATTTTTGATTAGGAATGTATTTTCCTTTAAAGTTTTTTACGGTTTGAATGATAACTGTTTTGTTATCTTTAATATCAGTGTAGATTTGATTTCCATCTTCGTCTACTGTATTAGTAGGTTCTTTATAACCGTATCCGCTTTTAACAAAGCCTTGTGCGTCAAATACTTCAAATGAGATGGCTAATATTTCAGCCGGTGTATAATTGCTTATATCATTTTTTACTTGTGTTGCTGACATAGTATTTCTCCTACTAATTAAACTTTATAATAATAGTATACGGTAAGAAGTCTTACTTGTCAACCTTTTTTTAGTCAAGAAAAAACCCAGTCCTAAAACTGGGTTTTTAAATAAGCAAAATAGGGAGGACTGGGGTGCACCTCCAAGTAGCACATCTAGATACCTTTTCTAACTACACTACCACCTACTCCTGCGTATCCGCAATGTGACTCCCTCCGTTTTCCGGGTAAAGCCTGGGTATAACCCCTGAGCAGTCAAGTTCGACGCCTAGGTAACGCCTCTTCCTTGCACTATAAACATTGAGCCGCTAAACTCTTTGTTGCTTATGTATTTAATATAATACATCTTGACCGAAAAGTCAACCTTTTTTTTAAACTTTTTTTAAATTTTATATATGGTTTCTTTGTTACCTTTTGCAACTAAATTCCATGTTGTTTCTGTTGCTGTTCCTGTTATCTGCAAACAAGGTCTTTTAGTCCAACTACCATTCCATGTAACATGCGGCAGTGTGCTCCAATCCCATGCAAATATTGTTCCTGCTTTCCATTGTGTATACACAATGTTTCCAAATTGAAATATTTGTCCTGGTTCGTGATCTTCTAATGTAATTAAAAAACGTATCTTATCAGGATGCTGATACTTAAACTCTGGGTTGTCAATAACTCTATCCTTGCGTGGGTTTCCGGGTAAGTTATCAATGTGCCACATTAACTGATCATTTGGATACTGATCGTTAAATTTACATGTTAGTTTCTCATCTGTGTTGAAACAAAACATGTCTGTAATCTTTGTAAACTGTGGAAACTCTCCTGGAAACTTATCGTAATTAACTTTACGAAACATAGTTGTGTTTGGCTTTCCATATGGGTTGTCTGCATCTTCTACGACATGATCTTTGCTTTTAACATTAGCCGCATGCTCGTATCTTTGTTCGTTGTAGATTTGAGTTCGCACACCCTTGCTACGTGCATGTTCTATTTCTGCTTTCCAGTCGCCTGCTAATACGCCTGCGATCTTAACGTATTCGCCTTCTTTATCTTCTTTAAATTTATCAAAGTGCCATGGTGTTTTAAAAGGTGAGGGCATTTATTACTCCTGAGTTTAGTAACACATCATTGTGCTCAGTATTATTTATCAGAGTGATATATCTTCTAATCCTGCGGCACGTAGTTTAACTACATTATTAATTTGAAAGCCTTTGGCTTCAAGTGCCTTAATTATACCTATATATTTGTTTCGTATTAGACTAAAATCATTGATTAGATATTGTAAGTCTACTACGTCTTGTTCACCGTCTACATATTTTTCTGCATCACGACTACTTAATGCTTTGTTGTAATTTTCTAAAAACTTACGAAATGTTCTACTACGTAGTTTACGCATTTCTGTATTTAAATGTTCTAATATTGCTTCTACTTCTTGTAATTGATTAAATCTGTGTTCAACAATACCTGGCATTTCTCTACTGTGTTTTTCTAACACACCTTTCATACCACACTCAAACCTGGCGGCATCAATTTCACGTTCATAGAAAGAGATAGCCGAAACTATCTCTGCCATGTTCTGCGAAACTTTACGATACCAGTTACTCATTAATCTTCATCTTCCCAATATTCTTCTGCATATTCTTCGTCAGAGTCGTGGTCATCATTGACTTCAAAGTGATCTGCAAGTGCTTGGTCTAAATGTTCATCGTGATCACCTATTTCAACCGCATGTCTTGTTAGATCTACGCCGTAATCATCTAAAGTAAAGATATAGTCTTCTGCAAACTTTTCTTTATTTTTGTCTGGTATATGTGCTATTGCTTTATCGAAAATTTGTAAGAATAACTCTAAATCGTTATCACTCAGATTCATTAATAACCTCCTGGTTAGGTTGTTCGCCATCGCTATCTTTTATGTGATCTGGTTGCATATCCCATTCATTCATAACAAGATCCAAGCAATTATCTTTGTTAGCATTCCAAGGTTTGCGGAACATTTTAATTACTTCACCTGTTACCGGGCTAATATATTCTAAACTGTTACCACTTTTCTTAAGAACATCTTTTGCTTCAAAGAATTCAACTAGTCCACTGTATGGACTCATACCTGTTTCGTATGGAATTTCTACTTGCACACTTTCAAATGGTTTTGCATAACGTGTTTTCATTACCTTACACGCTGCTCTAATACCAAATACTTGTGATGTTTTATTGCCTTCTGCATCTACTTTTAGTTTAAGTTTACGCATTGCGATAACAATACTACTTGCATAGATAAAGCCTTGACCACCTGAGATCTTATCATCTGGATCAAACATATCTTGTGATGCATATGTATGGTTTGTGCATAACATACCAACATTAAACTCACCAAACATATTAACTGTGTTACGAACTAATGAAGTTAGTGCTTTAGGCTTACGACCCATATCACCTTTCATATCACCTTTTTGAAACTGATCAACATCAGTAGGTGTTAGTAACATACCTAAACTATCTACAACAAATAATACTTTAGGACGTTCTTCCTTTTCTTTATCTGTATATTCTGCTTTATAATCTTTCATAAAGTCACTCACTGTGCGAGCAACATCATCAATCATACTCATGTTTAGTTTTAGTAGTTTATCTTCAGCAGTATCTACGTCAAGTGCATGTAGCCATTTCTCATCTAGTGCGTTTTCACTATCAATAAGAACTACAAATATACCTTGATCTTGTGCTGCCTTAACTACATTACCTGCTGCAATGTAACTTTTGCCTGCACCTGATTCTCCTGCAAGAACAGTTACTTTACCTAAAGGAATACCTTTCACAAAGTCGTTACTGATTAATTTGTTTAGTGTGTAGTTGCCTGTTGAGATCCATGTGTCTGGATCATTAAACCCGACACTTAGTCCGGGCACCGCTTTAGTAATACTTTTACGGAATTTGCTTACGTCAAAAGGTTTTGCCATTTATATCTCCAATCTAAGAAACTTGGACATGCTTATGCATGCCCAAGTTTTGTTATTTACTTACGATTACGAATCGCTGCTAGAATGTCTTCTGCACTCGGTGCCGCCTGACCTGTTGTTGCATCTGCTGGTGCAGGTGCTGGTGCTGGTGGAGGTGTTACTGGTGCCGCTTCTGCAACTGGTGCCGCTGGTGCTGTTTCAACTGCTGGTGCAGGTGCTACAGGTGCCGCAACTTGTTCCGCTGGTGCAGGTGTAACTTTAGGTGCACTTGTTGGTGCGTCTACACCGTATGGACGATAAAACGTTCCAAAGCGGTCTACATCATAAAGTTCACCATTTACACTTGCTTCAAACATTTCAAAGATAGCGTTTAAGTGATCTGCATCTGGCTTCTTAGGTAAGAAGTCATTTAGATTATGCAATCCATTTGCTGCAATTCCATCACGCTCTGTTTGATCTAAACTACGTGAACGTCTGCTCCAATTAGATGTGCTATAATCAGCATATCCACCTTTACTAGACTTGACTACTTTAAAGTCAGTTCCTGCTTCATAGTCTGTAGGAATCTCTTCAAACTCTGGATCCATTAGTGCTGCACTAATGATTTTATAAATTTGAGGTGAGATAACAAACCTACGAATAGGATTCTCTGGTGTGTTGTCTTCTGGTGAATCGTTTTGTGTAACAAAACCTTGAAAAATATAAGAACGCTTTTTCCAATACTTACGAGCAGTATCTTCTAAAGCTGGATCTTTAAACCAAGGACGAATTTCTGCGTGAACAGGACATTGCTCGCCCCACATTTCAACACAAGGAACTTGAACCATTACTGGTTTGTTCTCGTCTTGTCCTTTGACTCCTGGAAAGCTCAAACGGATCATTTGACGTTCTTTCCAAAAGAACGTATTTGATTCATCTGCGTCTGGTAGGAATCTTAGTGTTGCACTTGAACCTTCTGCGATGTTCCAATGTGCAAAGATGGCGTTGTCGCCGCCTTGTGCCCCGCCTTTGGGGCCTTTTTCCTGTGCTTGTAGTTTTGCACGGATTTCTGCTAATGTTGCCATAGTATTTCTCCTTTGTTAGCCTATGATAGCCTTTATTAGTTTTATAAAGTATACAATTCACTTGCATACAGTTGTTTTGCCTTTGTTAGCCTATACAGTATACTACTTTAAGTGCTTACTGTCAAGCACTATTTCCTATTTTTTAGGAAATTCTTTTACGAAGTTCTGCAATTACAGAATCTGTAATAGATTCTTCTTTTGTTACAGCTACTTCCATTTTTGTTGCTGATCCCTTTTTATACAAGAAGTTAGCAATTTTTGCCGCTAACATTGTATTATTAGTTTTCATATCATGAACATCATTACTCATTTGTGTTAACACATTAAATAATTCATCATTCTTAGTTGTCATACCAATATAAGATAACATCGCACTTAACTTAGCAAGTGGGCCCATTCCGCCGCTCCATTTTACTGGATCTTCGTTGTTAGGGTTATCTGGATCGTTTGCGTCAATATGTAATTTAAGATCATCTCCGGATTTGATTATAGCCATTGTGTCATTTAATAGTTTATCATGCATAGTATCTTTACCCTCACGTTCGTTAAAAATGCGAGATACCGTAGAAAGGACTTCATTCATGTCTACAGTCTCAAATGTATTATACAAGAACTTATCGGATATGTCAACCGAGTTTTCTTCGGTTTCTACTATTTCTTTTGTTTGATAACTATTATAGCCTCTTAATGTTTGGAGACTTCTTACTGTTTCTTTAATGCTTTTTAATTGCGATTTGATAGTTTCAACTACGTTAGCATTGCCTTCGTTAACTAATTTGTTTTTTCTTACGTGTGTAAGGAACTGTGCCATTTCTGTTGCTTCTTTACACATATTCATAATGCCTGTGCCTTTAGCATCTTCAAATGTTCCACCATGGTTAACATGCATGGCCATAGCTTTAGCACCTGCCATATATTTGTATGGGAATCTTGTTTGTTCTTTATTTGCATTTTCAACAAATAAACTATGTATGTTTCTGCTTCTCGCTCCACGCTTTTCTTCATTAACACCTTTGCTGTGTCTAATGATTAATCTTGCGTTTTCTAATTGTATGTAGCTTGTTTTTACGCTACCAAATGCTTTACTAAATCCTTCTGTCACGCTTTGATGTGAGAAGTCTTTTGGTTCTATGTTTTTATCAAATCTTTTCACTGTATATTCACCCATTTGTTTATGCACTGCACTCTTAAAACTATTTAACAGTGGCTTATTTGTGTCAATGTCAAAACCTGATCCTATTTGAACCAATAATTCTAACTTGTTATCTTCTGAACGTAATGAAACCATCATATCATGTTCGTTGACATAAAATCTTGTTGCTTCTTCTGAATTTAATGTTTTTTCTCCAGAATCAGTAAATAACACCACATCGTAATTGGCGCCTTTTATAATATTAAATATTTCTTGTGCAACTGTATTCATTGTGTTCCTCTTTATACTATTTATGCCAAAACGTAAAATTATAACATACTAAAAGGCATAGGCTGCATAAAATCGTCATCATCGTCATCTACTAGGTATTCAAATGCTGATTCTTCATAGTTAACAATTTCTTGTGCCATTCGCACTATTAATATAAGTGCCATAACCAAGTCATCGTGTTCGCCGTCTTTTGCTGAATAACTATTACCACGTGCAATAAAGACTTTGAGTTCGCCCAATAAGTTTTGACTTGCTATTTCTAGTTTATCTGTTTCTATCCAATGTTTTAGTTTACTACATGCTGTAAGTTTACTTTTATGTGTTGTAGTAAATCCTTTTCTAAACCTACGTGCATTACCGTGCCGTTTTGTTTCACTAATGAATGTGCCTGGAAAAAATTCTTCACCTGTTTCTGCAATTACAACTAAAGCCGCTTCACCTAGTGTGTTATTCTCTACACTATAATACTGTTCTGCTTCACCATCTGTTTCAGTTTCTATATACATTAATATTTCACGTAGTATTTTAATCTGACCTTGAACAGTAGTTTTATTGTGTTGCCATTCTGCTACTTGTTTCATTCCTGGCATTTCGTATACCTGTATTGCAGCAGAGTCGCCACCTGTTCCCAAACTTGGGTCCAATGATGACATGTATATTTTGTCTTTGCGTATTGGTCTATACCAACGCACCTGTCCCATTTTAGCATATGGTTGTTTTGCTTCCATTAATGATAGTTTGATACTGTCAATAAGTGTCTCGTCAAACGCAATAAACTCATTTAAGTGTTCACGTCTAAAACGTTCTTCGCCAATTTTGTTGCGTTCTTCTTCTGCCCATTCTTCATCTCTTTCTGGGTGATATTTCCAATCAGCGTTAAAGGATTTGAATCCATTTAATCCCAATCCATTTTCTGTGTCGTTACCAAATTCATCTTGTGCTTTAGCAGCCTCTCTATAAATTTGTGCAAATTGGTCATCATCCTGATTTGGTGTGCTTGTAATAATACATTTACCACCAGTTGATAATGTAGGTGATAGTGCTGTCCAAAATTCTTTGGCTATGTTAGGACGCACAAATGCAAATTCGTCTAAGTATGCTAATGATATACTCAAACCACGTCCAGTATTTTCTGTTGTTGACTGTGCAATAATACGTGACCCATTATCAAATTCTAAACTACCTTTATTGTAACTTGTTACACCTGCACGTATAAAGTCTGGAAGTGTTTCGTATGCAAAACGTATACGTTGCATAATTTCACTTGCACCTGAATATTTGTGTGCTGCAATAAGAATCGTTTGATCAGGAACAAACATAGCATACCATAATAGATATCCTGCTGCCGCTGTTGATTTACCCATTTGCCTACTTACCAATGCAATACTGTATCTGTTGTTGTGATAACAGTCTACAAGTTCTTTTTGATAATCAAATAAGTCAAATTTTACACGACCTTTAGTTGGATGTTGAATCCAACAATGGTTTATCAAGAAGTATTTTGGATCTTCAGCACACTTGGCTAATTCCAATAAATCTTCTTCTGTAAACTTTTCTTTTTGATACGGAGTTTTGGTTAATTTTGTATCTGCTGTGCTCATAATACTATTTAGTCAATAAAAACGGCGTAGTTAATTAAAACTACACCGCTCTGTTATTCACCTGGGAGGAAACGTGAACTTTTATTTTTCTTTTTTTGCTTTGTAGGCTTCTTTAAGATCTTCTACTGTATGTTCTTTGATTCCTACTTTCATGCTTTCTGCATCTAAGTATCTTTTTAAACTTAGATTAACGCTTTGTGCAAAGTTTTCATATGGTTCACCATGTTCTGTAGCTTCTTCTTCAGCTGCACCTTCTGGTGTGTTTGCCCATTCGTCTAATTTTGTTTTAATTTTTTCTTCTGATAAACCTGCGTTTTTCATCATGTTAACTAGTTGTGTAGTATCCATTGTTGGAGACTCTTCTAATTCTTCTTTATCGTCTTCAGCTACTGCTACTTCTTCAAGCTCTTCGGTTTCTTCTTCAACTTTGTCAGCTTCTTCTTCAAGCTCTTCGGTAGTTTCTTCTGTAGTTTCTTCTGTAGTTTCTTTTACTTCTTTATCTTTGGCTGCTTTTTTCATTGTTTCTTTTTCATCGCCATCGCCATCTAAGTCAGCAAAATCTGGTTTTGCTTTTGCTTCTGGAAGTTCTTCTGTTGATGGTTCAGTTGGTTCAACTGACTCTTCTGTTTCTTCATCACCCATTGGTAACTCATGATGACGTCTAAAGTCTGCTACAAAATCTTCAATTTGATCGCCACTTAAATAACGAACTAAATCATCAAATACTGGTTGACAGTCACCTTCAAAATGCATATCAATTAAATCATAAATTGGTTCTGCAAATTCGCCAACTGCTTCTTGTGCCACTGGCTTCATTTCTCTTTGTGTTGCTTCTGGAGCCGGGCTTGGTGTTTCTTCAACCTTTGCTTGGCTACCAGCAAGTTTTAATATTCTCTCTAATTCACTCATTGCCTTTTTCCTTTTCTTTACGTAACTTTAATAATTCTTTAATTAATGAAGCGTTATATTCATCACCTGATAAATCCTTTGCTGGAACTTCTTCTGGTTCAAAGTGTTCTTCTTTTTCATCAACGTCTGTTTCGCCATCGCCTTTTACTTTTAGCACACCATCTTTCAATCCTAACATGTTTCCAATTTCATTTTGAATTTGGCTTGCTGTTGCAATTCTGTCTGTTGAAAAATCATACATATATACTTCATACCCTTTGTGTTTAGGGAAGTCTCTTGGCGCACTTTGTAGTATAGTTTTCTTCTCACCACTAAGTCCTTTAGAGTCGTATTTCATTAAGTGGTTCTCTATGCGATCACATTGCTCATCAGTTAATTGATGAACGGTTTTAATACAGAAATTCCAAGTTTTATCAGATTCTGTTAGATATTGTGTAAATGATTTCATAACGTCTTCTCCATAATACTATTTATCATCATTCTTCATTTTAGTCATGATTTCAGCTAACAATTCTGATCTGTCTCCAATGATACGACCAGTTGCTTCTTCTGTATCCTCATCTGTGCCTAATTTATCTTTTACATATGCATCTGTTTTCTTTTCTTCTTGCTGTATTCGTTGTTGACGCATTTGTAATTCAATCATTTTCATTTTTTTGTCCATTTTAGCCTGTTTGGCCTGTAATGCGGCCGCAAGCATTTTACTTGCACTATCAAATATTGGTGCAGCATGCCTATCTTCTACATTTCTACCTAAATCTACTAAATCATCAAATGTTGCCATAGCCTTTGATGCATATGCATCCATTTCTCTGTCAAGCTCTTCCATTCCTGTTACCATTGGAAGTGCTGCGTCGGCACGCTCGGCAATGCTTAGATCATCTTTATATTTAACTATTTCGTTTTGAGTTTCTTCAACTGTCGGTTCATCAGGTTCAACTACTGATTCTGGAAGATTTGGCATTAAATCTTCAATTTTTGGCAGATTAAATTCTTCTTCTAATTTTTTTGTCATGTTAACCTCATTATAGTAGTATTTATGCTAGTTTTCCGAACGCCCATTTACGTTCTTTACACCACCAGCATTCGCCACAATGTTTAGAAAAATCAAATGTGGCTTCTTCACAACTTCTGGTTAAAGGAAATAATGTATCAGTTAAGTTATATCTATCATATAGTTCTGCTACTATCATCTTGTCGTATTTTGCAAATGGCCTGTTAAATTTCCAAAGATCAGGTTCCATATAAAGTTCTTCAGTAGGAACTGCAACATCTGAATCTCTTTCTAAATCTCTACCGTCTGCAATATTATGTAACTCTAACTGTTCAGCTGATGGATTTGCTGTAATACCCATGTATTGAACAGAATCTTTATTATGTAGACTTTGTGTTAGACTTTCTATATCATCGCTATATGCTGTTTTATTAATATCTACTCCATTCTCGTCAGGTCCATCATTACTATTAGCAACAGGTAAACTTTCATTATGATAATGCTTATAGTCACCCAATGGATATATTTTATCTATAAACTTTACTACTTGGTTTGCAAATTCATACTGATATGGTTTAGTTGATCCTACTGTGCTTGAAATTTTAAAATTAAGTTCTGTATTATATTCATTTTTATACTTTGCTAAAAGGAACATAAGTATTGAACTATCTGCTCCTCCTGACATTTTTACAATTACATCTCTACTGCCAGGAATATATATGTTAACATCGCCTTGACTAGTAGGCTCTGTCATTGTTAAATATTCTTTGGTCATTTCTTCCTCACAATTTTGTATGCAGAATGAGATTCTATGTGTTTTTTAGTAGAGTTCCCAATTGTTGGTATCTTATACTGATCCATATATGCACTACTTAGCAATGGGTTAAACTCTAACCAAATTTCACCATTTATTTTTACAAGGTCTAAAAGTTTCTCGACTAAGTTTGAATATTGTCTGTCTGTAGAAATTGGTCCACCTGACTCGCTGTGCATTGCATTTGCATTTGCAATTATATAATCGTATTGTTCATCTTTTTTAAGTATATCAAAACTAGTGTCTAATCCTGTATATTCCCAAAATATTGGGGTTACATATGGCGAGAGCCCACAATCTATCACTTCATTTTGAGATGAATTTGTGGTAATAACTGTATTGCCTTGTTTTGTTAGATGATGACTTAAATGTCCAGATCCTGCTCCAATTTCAAGTATAAAACTATGACTTTTTATGCCTATACATTGTATTATTTCGTTAGATTCAATTTCACGCTCTTTATAGTCTACATGCCAGTCCCATACGCCTATATTGATTTGTCCTAATTTTTTGGTCATTTCTTTCTCTTCTTAGAACGAGTAGGTTTATTAAAAATTTGATGTTCGGTTATTACTCTAAAACCCATTCCTTGTTGTCTGCACCATGCTTTTGCTGATTCCCATTTAGCATGATTAACTACTGCTTGTGCTTTATCTATCTGTGTTTTGGCTTCGCCTAATGTTTGCTTTGCTGGTTTAATCTCTACCATTTCTGCATGGTTGCCGCCTTGTTTATCTTTATAAACCAAAAGCAAATCTGGAACATATGTTGATGCTTTACCTGTTAATGGATTTCTGTATGGAATTCTATGTGTTTCACTGCCCCAACCTAAAACGGCTGGGTGGTTATCACACATACGAAATACTGCTAATTCCCATCCACTTCTGTAGCGTGGTGCTTTTTTACCTAAGTATTTACCTGGGTTAGAAATCTCATATATGCCACTCATATAGTTAGGCATAAGTTACTGTCCTGAGTTTGAAGATTTTATTTCGAAGCCTTCGTATACAAAAGTTAATCTGTATTGAACTAACTGGCTGTCTGAATAATCTAGAGTATCTGCTGATATATCTGTAATAAACGGATTGTAAACAGTTATAGTGTTTATATCTGTTTTACTACCTTGTCTGATGATATTTAATGTTGTAATGTAGTTACGACTTGCTTGTAATTTAAAACCTTTAGGACCTGCAAGATGAAATACTTCATCTTGGTCATTCATTGGTCCTTCATAGTAATAGTTTGAATATTCTTTGAGGAAAGATTCAAGTGTTGCCGGGTCTCTTGTGTCATATGCAACAACAGTAATAGGAGTGTAATCATAAGTAGTTTGAACAACTTTTTTACGATTATAGGCATTCATTGTCATTGCAGACGAAGACCAGCCCGGCATTGTAATACTTGCTATCTTATCAAGCGGAACATCTCCATCTAGTGTAGTAAGACTGGCAGTAAAATTGAACTTACTTCTTGGTACACCTTTAACAATCGAGGCCTTTTGACCTTGATTGTATTTGTCATACGCATAGTTCGTTCTCATTTACTGTCCCTTCTTCACTAGAGCTAAATTAACTTAGCTCGGGTTTCTTAAGTAGTGGCTTTGCCTAGGGTATCAGTTTCTACGTTTGTGTCTGCCATGAGTGTATTAGAGGCGTTATCATAACGTATTGTTGCAGTAACCTGCACCATATCAGATGTTCCATAGTTTAGATCACCATATTGAACATTTGACAAGTAGCACCCTACTAATTCCCATGAATCTATTACCGTTGGTTTAGCTTGTCCATCTAGAGTTTCAATTAACATTGTAAATTTGTATGGATTTCCGCCGCCTGCATCGGTTCCGGTTCCTGCTGCACTTGCCGTTGCCTTTATTGCTTGGCCACCTTGTGTGCTATGATCTAATTGTTCTCTAAGTTGGTTACCAATTTTTTTAATAACGTTAGAATTCATATCGTCACGCATTACCAATGATACTGGTTCCCATGTGTGCTTACCTGCAAGGTATGTTTTTGAGTTATAAGAATCTACTATAACTTCTTCATGTGTTATTGATGGGCGTCCTATACTGATAACGTTTTGCGTTACTTCAGTGATGTTTGCAGCGTTGCCGCCTAAACCAGTAAACGATACACGAAACCTATATTGCAACTTAGGCATTAAAGTTGCATTAGCATTTTCTACTGGGACTCCAAATTGTGTTGTTACAGCCATATTGTTTTCTCCTTGTAAACTGTATAAGTTTTTCTTCTACTAGAAAAACTTAACGTTTTTCTATATATTGTATTTATCAGATTAGACAAAAAAAATAAAGGCTACTTTTAAAAAGTAGCCCTTATTCGTATCTTATTGTATGATATACAAAATATTAGCTTAATTCGCCAGTATTTACAATTCTAATTGGAATGTAAATAAACTCTGCTGACTTTGAAGGCTCAATTGCCACGTCAATCCAAAATTCGTTTGCATCAATTCTTGCTGGTGTGTTGTTTGATTCATCACATACTACTGCAAAGTCAAAAACACCTCTTGTTTCTAATATACCACTCATAAATCCATCAAATGTTGATTTAGCATTTCTGCGAGTCGCTTCATCGTTTGGTTCAAACAAGTAAGGTCTTGCAATAACTGAGAATCTTTCACGTAAGTATGCTGTTAAACGAGCAACATTAACACGATCTAATGCACTAGCTGATGGGTGTAAAGTCTTTTGACCCCACACTACAACACCTTCTGCAGGAAATCTTGCAATTGGGTTCAGTCTAGCATTATACATTGTGTCTCTGTTTCCTTGTGTAAGTGAAACTGATGTAAATTCATTTTCAGAAGTTAAATATCCAACACTTGCTGCATTTTGAACTTGACCACGTGTTAAGCCTGCTGGTGCAAACCATTGGAAGCTCACGTTATCACTGTATGCATATGTGTATAATGCCATGTGTGATGCTGGAGCAACAACGTTGTCGCCAGTTGCTGGGTTAGTTGTTAATGCATGTGGATAATAAACTGCACTATAAGTATTTTTAGTAGCTAATCCTGATTCACCGTTTGAGCTTACGCCTACTCCGTTAACCCAGTTAACTGCTTCTGTTGGAGTTACACGGAATGGAGCATCAATAATAACAAACGCTGTTTCATTGCGATTGCTGTTTAATGTTACCATTTCGTCAGTCATTTCTGGATATCCAGGTGCTGCAATTAAACTAAATGCTACTGTTTCTTGTTGTAATTCTGAACCTGATGCACTTGCTTGCATTGCCGCTACCACTACTGCTCTTTGGGCATGTCTACCAAATGAACCTGAACCATCAACTTGGTTAGAAGCATGGTTACGCCATTTCCAAGATGTTGTTAGTGATGAATTATACTTTCTAACTGTTCCGCCTGAACGACACATGTTAATACCAGTTGTTCCAACTGGGTGTAACAATGGGTCTGGAGAACCTGCTAATAGAGTTGCTTCAAAGGCAGCTGCTGTTGTATCGTTGGCAGTAATATCACCAAACACAACACCTGCTGATGTTGTTTGGTCTGCGTTATCTTTCTTAACCCATGCAGCACCGTTTGAACGGTAAATTGCTGGATAGCCTGCTTCATCAGTGTCAACCCAATAGTCACCTAAGGCGCCTACTGCTGGCTCGCCTGTTGCGTATGAAACGTTAGTTACACGTTGCCATTTTTGTGTTCCACTATCGCTTGCAACTTCATAAATTGCTAATTCGTTAATGTCACCATCATGCCAAACTGTTCCATCAACTGGCGTTCCGCCTGGTTGTGTGTTTTGTCCAACTACTACTATATCAGCCCAAGCTGAGCCTGTGTATACTTGAACAGCAAGTTTATCTGTTTGGTGGTCTAACCATATATCACCTGCGGCTAATGTTCTGTCTTTAGCGCCTGTTCCGTTTTGCATTACATCAGCTGTTCCGTTTGGTGCTGAGTCTTGTGCATATGTTACTGCTTTTGCCACAAAAGAACCTGCTGCTGTTGTGTATTGTGAAACATTTAAGTTAACACCGCTACCTGGTGTAGTAGTTTTAACCCATAAGTCGCCTGCACTTGGTGAACTTGGTTCGCTGTAGTGTGGTGCAAAGTCATCAACTGCTGCTGTTGCCCATGCGCCACTGGCTTCTTTCCAATATTTAATTTCAGTATCAGCTGCACCTACGGCTACTTCTACTAAGTATCCACCTGTTACAACTGTTGAAGTTGGATTGCCTTGACCGTCTGTAATTTCTACTGTTGGTGTAACCGCTTCCCAACCTGCTGTTGTTGAGTATTTAAACAGCCCCCAGTTAGATGTGCTTGGGTTAAGCCAGTATGTGTTGTTTGCTGCAGGACCTGTTGGTGCTGAGCTTTGTGGACGTAATGATGTTAAATCAACATCTGCTCTAACAATATAAGCTGCCGAGCTTTGTCCTAAAAATGAATATGCGGCTAATAGTCCGTATTCGTTAGTTTCATCACCTTGTGCGACAGAGGCGCCTACTTTATGGAAATCAACATTACCGAAGTTTTGTGTTAATTCACGTTGTGATGTTACTAATACAGGTTTGCCTGCTTTTGATTTAACAGTTTGTGCTGCTATATCTGTTGTGCCAGTTGGGTCAACCTTGTCTTGGCCTGTCGCAATGAATAACATTGGAACTGTGCCTGTGCCAGTTGGACCGTAAACTGATTCGTCTGTGATTGTTACCTGAACTCCAGGTGAAACAAGATTTGCCATAATTTAGCTCCTTTATTAAAAACGTAGAATCGTTGTCTACTTGTATTTATGGTAGGTGCTGTAAAAAGGGGTGGTTACAGAGTTAAGTATATACTTTATAGCAGGTATTTTAGCGTTTGTTGACGTAAATCTTCCAATGTGCCGATATTGTTAATCTGTTTATCAAATGTCCAACCTGCCCAACTCCATTCACTTGGATGAACGCTTGGGTATTGTGTTTCCATTATATGTGGTGCGTGTTCTATATTTGCCTTACAAGCTGATCCCCACCATTCTGGTTCACCGTCTCGCCAAACAACTGCGGTAGTTCCACCGAAACGTTTTATTACGTTTAGTTCATTAAAGAATCTACAATCGCTTATAACAACATTCTTTTCGGCCATTGCAATTTGACGTTCACATGCTGCAACCCATATATCTGGATGAAAATGTCTACGCATAACATCTGTGCCTACTTGCTGTAGTGCTAGTCTGGGTGTGAAGTTAGGAATACTTAAACGCTCTGCCCACCATTCATCAACAGTTTCTCTCCAAACTCTGCTTTCTGGTGTATTGCCTTCTAGTAGTATTCTATCCCATTGAAATATATTAGCACATGCATCTTTTAATACACCTGCAAAACTAATACGCTGAAACCCTTCTTCGATTAAGAATCCGGCCGCTGTATCTTTGCCGTGTCCAATAAGTCCACATATACCAATTACTTTTTTCAATGAAATCTCCTATAACTTTTATATATTATAGTAGAATATTAATGATTTGTCAAGTATTATCCGATAACAAAACCTAAGCCGCTTTGTCCATCATTATATAATGTTAGCTCAGTTTCTAATTTGTCCATCTCTGCCATTGCATCAGTTCTAAGTTGATCTGCGTTCATTGTAGTTCCGCCTTGTGGTCCTGCAATCTGTGTAAATTTACCACGTGCTTCTGCTATCATAAGTTTTGCATGACACAACGAGTAATCTTTAAGCCAAGGACCAGCATATTGATCTGATATTAGTCCTTCATCTGTTCTATAGTTGTAACACCAAAGAACAGCATTATCGTTTGCTTTAAGTTTACGATGTATAATAAGTTTTTTATCTTGTGGGCGCCAAGTAAACATAAGCTCTGCTCCAAATAAGCGACCCATTGTTTCTCTGCTTTGTTGTAAGAAGTCAAATGTAGATAAACTACCTTTACGTGATGATCCTAGTAAGTATGTTTGCATGTATGCTGATTGAAATGGCTCAAAGTCATTACCTGAACCTGCACTTACACCTGTTGTTCGTCTATAAATGTCACGCACTTCAATAACTTCATTTGGTAATGTGTATTCGCTTTGGTCTTCTAAAAGTTCTAATACAATAAAACTTTCTTCAACTGCATTTTCACTTCGTTGTCTGTATTTCTCTAGGCTTTTTTTAATGGCTAGTTCGTAATGTTCTGGATCAAGTTCAACATCGACCATTCCTCCGCCTAAACGAAGTTCAATTTCTTTTTGTAATTCTGCTTTTTTGCTCATGAATACATTCTCCTGGAAGTTCTTTTCCTTACTATGTATTTATCTTATTCACTAAATAGATTTGTTGCAATTTTTACCATTTCTTCTGCATATTTTTTATCTACAGCATTGGTTGTTTTTAGTTTAGCAATATCTGGTATTTCCCTTGCTGATAAATCTTCTAGAAATTCATAATTATCTTCATAAGGGTTTAAATATGTTATATCTAATTGATCCATGCTTACATGTGTTAATTCATCTACTACATTTCCTAAAAATGGATCTCTAATATCAAAGAACTTATACTTTTCAGTTTCAAATATAAAGAATTTTCTAAAAACAAAATCATCTTTTACAAAAGCACTTAGGTGTGGGAACCTTCTAGTAATTTTTGAACTTTTATCTCCAAACAATGTGCCAGAAAATACATATATAATTTTCCATACGCCTATTTTTGTAAGTTCTTGCACTGCTACGTCAAAATCAAGTCTATCTTCAAACATTATAATATTATTAAAACCGGCATGTTGAGCAGACTCAAGTGATACTAGCCCTAGCTTCTGATCTAAATCCATATCAAGCGAATGAGTTTCTGTATTTTTACAATCTATAATTACACCAAACTTATCATCTTCACTTATGTTAAAAACTTCATAAGGATTAATATAAGTGAACATTAAAACACTGCCAATATTACTGTTTCGTTATTGAAGCGACCGTTAAGTTTTGTTTCTGTTGTTTTTAGTGTTTGAAACAACTTCTCTGTCTTAGACTTTGTAGTTTTTTTAATCATTGGTAAAAACTCATCTGTTTTACGAACTGTGCGTTGCACACTTTTTTCTTCGTTATAACCTTGAAGTGTTGTTCCTTTAACACTTAGTCCTGATCCATCTCTACCTAGTTTCAATGGATCAACATTACTTGCATAATATAATCCAATTTTGCGATTTTTACAATTAAACACTAATGCAATATTGGCTCCAATAATCTTTTCAGGTGGAACACTTGCAATACCATAATTACTATCACTTAGTTTGTAATTAAGTTTTTTAACAAGTTGATCTGCTGACTTGAATTTAGCCTTACGTGGCTTGCGTTGTGCTTTACTTTCTACAGAAATAATATCACATGCATCTACAATACGCTGATACATTTCTAATAGAGTTTTTGCTTGCTTGGCTGATAAATGATCGTATCCTTCTTTAAGTTGAGTATACATATCTTTCTCATGTTCGCTCATCTTCTTTAGTTTAGCACTAGTAGGAAAGTTAACCAAATCATAAATTTCATCACGCTCGCCTTGATACCATGTTTTAATTAATCTTGCATGTCCGGCTTTACAATTTTCTCTCCGTAATATTTTTACTGGCTCAAACTCCTTTAGTAATTGTGCATCATATTCAGATAGATACGTATCTACAAAATTTTCAATATCATTTGCCATTACAATACATGCTTCACGCATACGTTCTTGTATGGTAGGTTGATATGTGTTTGCTTTTTCTTTTACAATTTCTTTCTTTGCAGCAAGGATTGGCTTACCTGCCTCTATTGCAGTATTAATTTGCTTTCGTAAAAACTCTGTTGCTGGTTTAAGATTGCCCATTGTTCCAGCCAATGATTCCCAATACTTATCTTCTTTTTCATTATAATCTGGCATACCTGCTGATAGTAACTTGGCTGTAATTCCTGCTGTTACACTTAGCGAATGTCCTGGTGCGGCCTTAACTGCTTTTATATCTTCTTTAGAGAACTCTTCTCCTTGTTGTTTCATCCATTCTTCAACTGCCGGATAAAGATCTACTGGCTTGTAGTTGTGATAATACCATTCACGGGCATGTTGAGCTTTGCGATGAAATTGTTCACCTGTAAGTTCTTCCCAACCTTCCCAAGTTGGAGCTTCAAGTTTTGCACCTCGCTTAATGTGTGGTGCTCTACGTGGCGCCTTTTTCTTTCGGGGCTTTAAGTTTGTCTTTGCCATGTAGCTTCTCCTATAATGATGAAATTCTTAAAAGTATAATATTACAGTTTATTGGTTTTGTCAACCATTGCGGTTAACTACCGGTAACAAGTGCAAGCGATCCATCGTCTTGCATTTCAAAATCTTCAATGTAAATGTGCCAATCACCAACAGCTGCTTTAGCCTGTTGAAAACAACTTTCAGCGGCACGCCAAAGTTCGCCAACGGTACCATTTACAGCCATTGAGCTGAACTCAATCCAAGTAACTTCACTGTCTAGTGTATCTCCCATTGATTCAATACACTTGTATGTAACTTTGCGTGGCTTGTTAGTAAAGATCTCAAAGTCCAACGGCATTGCAGTATCGCTCATTGACCAAACAGTTTGGTAACCTTGCTGTTCTTTAAGATCATTCCAATGTTCAATCTCAAGTGTCATATCATCCACGTCTTCAAATTTCACTCCTTCAAAGTGTAATATCATATCATCTACTGTATCGTCAAATTTTCCTAGTGCTTTAGACATTTTTCTTCCTTTTTACTTAATTTACTTATACAGTATAAGATATCTTGGTGCATTTGTCAAGAAAAAACCCAAGAAAAGAATCTTGGGTTTTCAATTAGTTACAATTTTTCTTTATTTTTCTTTGATTTGTCTTTCAAATTCTCTTAAACGTTTGAACACACTCATTAACTCAATAAGTGTTGGCCACGCTCTAAAGAGATATTGCATACTACCTTCAACACGTCCAAATGCACGAATAATCTGTTGCATTACACCTAGTGTTACAACGCCGGCTACAATAGCTGGTGCTAAGAACACATAAGCTGATAACACGTTTGCTTGTAAGTATGTAATACGTCCTACATTAAAATACAAATAACGCAAATAAGACTTAAAGTGAATACTACGAACATCTTGGAAAAGTTCGTTAATAGTTTTTGGTCTCACATTGCCATCATCTTCTGCGATAACAAGTATTTTTCTGTATGCCGCTTCTTTCTTCTGCAAATCATATTCAACACCAACTAAGCGTAATATCCAACCTAGTGCTATTAAGAATAATGTTCCGCCTACTGACCAAACAATAGCACCTGTAACAAGTCCATATTGCCAATCACCAAAGAAGAAGATAGGAATACCTACTGATAGTCCTAATAGAATAGGAACGAACTGAACTAGAACCATAATTGATTCAATAAAACTTGTTCCTAATCCTTCCATAATACGACTAAACTTAATAGTATCTTCTTGCACACGCTGAGCGGCGCCTTCGATAGTTCTAGCTTTGTCATATACACTATGATACCATTCAACCATTGCTGTGCGCCATCTAAATAGATAGTGTGCTGTAAAGAAACTTACTACTACTGCGATACCTACATAGATAGCCGCCAAGTATAAGAAACTTGCTAAACTACCCCAATATTCACCTATGGTGATTGCATTGGGTGTTGCTAATGCCTTTTGAATCATATCATAAAATTGGCCGAACCATTCGTTAATCTTAACATCAATTTCGACTTGTACCCAAAGCGATGATAGGATTATTGCTGATCCTAGCCAGGACCATAAAGCCCATTTTTTTACTGTAAAAAATCTAAACATAATTTTTCCTCTTTATAATGCTAGTTAAGATTAACTACGCATATAACTATTTACCATCTTGGAAGTTCGCAAGTCATAAATACTGTATATAATAGGAAAACCATATGCCAAGATTAAGTTTATATAAACCATACAAAAGCAACGATTATAACTTCATGGATAGAAGTATTCTCGAACAATTTTCAATTGGTGGTGTCGCAATACATGTTCATAAGTATCTTGGACCGCAAGATGACCCGTCTAGTAACGATCCAAGTGAGCCTAACTATAGTAGTGGCACACAAAAAGATATGTTATCTGGTGAAGAATTAAATCCAGAAGGTTTAGTTGATGAAACTAAAATCCAAGACTTACTGTTTATGGAAAACAGAGATCGTAAATACGATCCTGATATATTTGAACTACGTGGTGTATATAATGTAAGTGATAACGATTTTGATCTAACACAATTTGGTTTATTTTTAACAAATGATACACTGTTTATTACTTTTCATATAAACGATATGGTTCAAAAACTTGGCAGAAGATTAATGCCAGGCGATGTTTTAGAATTACCACACTTACGTGACGAATTACTATTAAGCACAGACAGAGATGCTGTTAACAAGTTTTATGTTGTGCAAGATGCCGCAAGAGGAAGTGAAGGATTTTCACAAACTTGGTATCCACACATTTGGCGTGTTAAAGTAGCACCATTAACAGATACACAAGAATACGCAGATATACTTGGAACTGCTGGTGATCCAGATAGTCTTAAAAATAGCCTTAGTGCATACAAAACCGAACTTAATATTAGCAATGCAATTGTAGAGGCTGCAGAAGAAGCCAATCCAAATAACTTACCACTGGCAGAACATTTATTCGGAGTAGATGATCAAAAAGAAAGTGCATACGAACATGGTGAAGTTTTACAAACTGGTGATCAATTCCCACAACAACCAAACGATGGAGAATATTTCATAAGAAATGATTTCAATCCAAATAGATTGTTTGTGTTTAGAGGCAGCAGATGGCATAGGTTATATGATAACATTACAGACAAAACATGGTCTGATAAAACTTACAATGCAGGAGACTTTATTAACAATAATGCAACAACAGTTGTTGATAATACAGAGGTCCCAGAACGTCAAGCATTATCTAAGGTGATGACACCAAAGAAAAAAGGACTAGATTCAGACTTTTAGGAATAAGCAATGGCAGAGCAACAATACTTTTACGACAAACAGATTAGAAGATACATTCAGCAGTTTATAAGACTGTTTAGTGGATTTAGTGTGCAAATGGGCAAGGATGATACTGGCTTAGCACAAATGCAATTAGTTCCTGTTCGTTATGGCGATATTAATCGTATGGCAGCACATATAACAAGAGAAAATTCAGAAAACATTGTTAATACTGTTCCTTTTATTAGTTGCTACGTAACTAACTTAGCTATGGCGCCAGAATTAAGAACATTTCCAGCTCATATTGATAAAGTTCAAGTAGCTGAAAAGAAATACAACAATGTAACTGGCGAATATGGTAATGAGCCTGGCAACAGATATACAATCGAAAGACATAATCCTGTTACATATATGTTGTCAATGAATTGTGATATATGGACATCAAATACTGAACAAAAATTACAACTAATGGAACAAATATTAGTGTTGTTTAATCCAACGTTAGATGTTAAAACATCTGCTAATCCATTTGACTGGAGTGCTTTAACTTATGTAGAAATGAAAAATACTACATGGAGTAGTAGAAGCGTAGGTAGTAGTATTGACGATATTATTGATGTTGCATCTATACAGTTTGACATGCCAGTATTAATTAACCCACCTGCAAAAGTTAAACAACAAAAACTTATTCATACTATTATTAATCAACTATATAATCTGGATGATGCAGATTTAGATAATTTTAGACAAAATACTCCATTTGATAGAACTTCAGTTGAATATACTGTCGTTACATTCGAAGATAGAAAAATTAAATACGAAGATGGTGAAATAACACTACTTGCACTAGATGGCTCTAACTTAGATTCAAACGATGCTATCATTACATGGGAAAAAGATTTAAAACCTTTTGGAACATTACGTCCTGGTATTAGTCAAATTAGATTAAGAAAAAATTCAGAACCAGGCAACGACGAAGATGATATAATTGGAAAACTATACGAACATCCAAATAACCCTGGAAAATTAAATGTTACAATTGACGAAACTACTTTGCCAACTAATACATTGAGTCCTATTAATGGAATAATAAACGGTATGATAAACTATCCAGGCGATGGAACTGTTCCTGCTCCAAATACTGTAGGAATTAGATACTTATTAATGGATTCTATTCCTGTTAGTTCAAATTGGAATGGATTATCAACCGCTAACAAATATGATATTGTTGAGTTTGATGGAAGTGGATGGTCTATAGTATTTAATGCTAGTTCTAATATTTCGTCTACTCATTACTGTAATAATATATCAACTGGTGACCAGTTAGAATGGAAAAATGGTAATTGGGTTAATAGTTACGAAGCTGTATACAATGCAGGATTCTGGAGAATCTACTTATAATGATAGAAGCAAGTGGCTGTATTTTTCTTAGCTCACATACTGGAAGAATTTTATTACAACTTAGAAGCACTAATGTTACTCATTCTAAAACATGGGGATTTTTTGGTGGGAAAAGTGAAGAACAAGAACGTCCAGCAGAAACACTAAGACGTGAGATAAAAGAAGAAGTAGGTATAATGCCTGAAATAGTAAAAATTATTCCTATAAGCAAATTTACAAGTGGGAATGGTAAATTTGTATACAACAGTTTTGTTGTAATAGTTGAAGAAGAATTTATTCCTATTCTCAACGGAGAAAGCAATGGATATGCTTGGGTTGATATAGGTCAATGGCCTAAGCCATTACACCCAGGTGCAAAAATACAATGTAAGTCAAAAGATTTCTTAAAGAAAATAAAAACTATCTACGCAAATGTTAGTTAGCACTAATACGTTTTTTCATACTTTCAACAAACTGTTCACGTAACCATTCAAAATCATTAATTTTGTTTAGTGCATCTACATCATCTTTGTGTTGAATACCATATGCTTTGCCTTCATTTGCGCCTTTAATACAGTAACGTCCAAAACGTCCGCCATTATCATCTTCACACCATGTTTTTAAACGATCTTCAGTTTCTTTAACAGGAGAATTAGGGTTAATTTGTGATGATAATTTTACACATTCACGGAATGCACTACGCCATGTTCTAAATGGATCTCTATTAAAACGTGTTATGTTTGAAACATCTCTAACTGGTTGATAAAATGCTGATCCTGTGCTGAAGTCTGGTAACACATGTCCCATTTCAATAACTTGTTGTCTTGGAAATAATTTTATACCGCCAAATCCATATTCCAAATCATTAATTGGGTTACGAGCAAACCATACATATGTTGTATTAGCTCTTTTTGCCATTGGTGGAATATAATCAAAACAAAAATCATTCATAATATCTGCATCTGCATCAACAATATATACCATTTCTGATTTTGCTAGTTCTCCTGCTTTTTTATGAGCATTACCGATGCCTTCTACATTTTTAACATGTATTGCATCTGGAAAACGAACTTTTAGTTTTTGATAATTGTGGTCTGCTTCTGCTTCATGGAAACTGATCATAACAATATCAAAGTCTGCTTCGTGATAAGAGCCTATTACTTTATTTTTTACTGCTCCGTGTATTACGCCACCTGTTGGAACTAGTTGAATGTCTCCCCAATTTACAGGACGTCCAGTTCTTTTAATTACCTTTGGAAATTTGTGTATAACATTATGTCCTACATCACTTGGTTTATAGTGCCAAGGAAAATTAGGGTTTACTGTTGCTCCTTTAAGAACAACCCAAACCATATCTGATTTACCTGCATATTGTGATGCAAGTTCAGATAAAGAATCTGTATCAGTTGTTTTTTGATCTACGTAAATTATTGGATATGGAGTAAAAATAAATTTCTTTAATCTATCCCAAGGTGTAATTACACTTTGTCCATTAAAACTAAGTAAATTATTATTTATTGAAGTTTTGCTAATCATAACAATCGCCTTTTATTGTGTATTCTTTTGTGCCTATATGTGCAACTCTATCACTTAACTGATTGTCAACATGTGAAATATATCCATGTGTTGACGCTTTTTTGCAAAAATATATATCTTCGCCCATTAAGTTAGTATAGTCATCATTCCATTCAACGCTATAGTGAGGTTTAGGAATATTTTCATATACACATCTATTTACCAATAACAACCCACTGCCTAATGCAAATACTTCTTCGACACCGTTGCCGCTAAAGACTCTTTTATCAAGATTGGTTTCATTTTTAAATGCTACCGGTCTATGCGGTTTTACCCTAGTGCTATAATTTGCTCCTACAATGTCTTTTTTATGTGATAGCAAAGAAAATAATGCATCTACTGGAAATTTCATATCACTGTCAACCCAAAATATATGTGTTGCTTGTGTTTCTAAAACTTCGTCAACTAGTTGTTGGCGTTGCATTGCTACTTCACTACCCATTACCATATGTAAGGAAACTTTTTGTCCTGCCTCACCACATTTTTTCATAAGCATAGCCAAGCTATAACTAAATGTAGATGTTACATGGTCCCTTACTGGAACACATATTGCAACATTTGAGATATAATTAGGTTTCTGTATAAACTTGGGTATACTTACCATTTAAATTAATCAGTAAGTTCTGAGCCAAGCTCTGCTTCAATTTCTTGCACTGAGTCATTTAATGATTTAGCAAGAGTTGTGGCTGATTTAACACATGATGCAAATGCATCATCTGATAGTGATGCCATATAATTCATATGCTCTGGTTGAACTTTACCAATTGTAAGAATATCAATTGCTGCCAAACGTGCAAGACGTGATATCCAATATTCTTCTTCTGTTGCTTCAATGCCGCTAATTAAAGCGTCAAATTCACCGTTTTTAGCAACAAAGTCAGTAGCCACTGCTTCTAGTATTGCTAAGTCTGGATGTGACTGTGAACGTGCTTGCATTAGCTCATTTTGTAAATTTAATGCTTGACGTTCTATTGTTGGATGTGCTCCCAACAAAAATGTTTCTATTTCAAATCGTGTTCTTGAACTCATAGTTTTCTCCTGTATTGAGTATACTTGTATGTATTCGTTTAATTATACAACATAAAGCATACACTGTCAAGAGCGACCTGACAGTGTATAATCATAAATTATGATGCGCCTGTTGAGTTAGGGTTTTGCCATCCGCCAAAAGTGGCCGATAACTTAATGTTCGTTGTCACGTTAGGTGAGATGAACGTTCCTAATTGGTATAGTGATACTGTTCCACTAAGTCCAAAGTAGTCACGAACTGTGCTCATGCTAATTTGTGATCCGGTTGCTGGTAATGCCATTCTTGTTACTCCTCGAGTTTATTAACGTTAACAAACACTCGTTTGTTAGTATTATTTATCGTATTTGATATATTAGATGTGTTAATGGTTAATTATCTTTTGCCTTTTAAAAATTCTACTTCCTGTATGAGATTTTCAATTTGGCTTTGTTGTTCTTTTATTGCTTCAATAAGAACACCTACAATGTTTCCATATGCTACAGATTTATAGCCTGTATTACTATCATTGTGAACTACTTCAGGTAATACTTGTTCAACTTCTTGTGCTATAACACCAATTGACTGTCTTAGGTCGCCTGATAGTGAATCTGTTTTATCAAACATAACTCCACGCATTGCATTTACTTTGCTTAATGCATCTTCTATTGTTGTTATGTTGCTTTTTAGTCTTTCATCTGAGAATGCTGTAACATCACCTGATGCAGTAATTTCTCCTGTAACTGATAATGCTGAACTGCTAAGAACCATTTTTTCAGTATTATCAATATAAAATTGTATTTGTGTGTCTGCGTCAACATTTCCTACATCTGCATTAAATCTTAGGTTGTCACCAAATGAAACCATATCATGATATAATCCTGTTATAGTTGTATCATTTAATCTAACTCCTGGGTTTGTTGATTGAACAGTAAGTTCTTGTCCAGGTGTTAATGTTCCAACTGATAATTCTCCAGTTACTCCAAAATCACCTGTATAACTTCCACTCATTTTAAACTCTGTTCCGGTTAATGTCAACCCATTTCCGGCTGTATATGTTGTGTTTGTATCAGTATTTGTGTCTGTGCTACTAATAGTAAAGTTAGGATATGTTCCACTAATACTTGTAGCACCTGATCCTGTTAAACTTACAGTTTGGTCTGGTGCAGTATTTTGAAATTCTGTTCCAACTAAGTTTAATCCTGTGCCTGCTGTATATGTTGTATTTGTAAATGATGTAATATATCCTGCACCATTAGTTAACTGATTGTTATTAGTTGGTATTGTTGGCTTATTAGATAAATCTGTATAGCTTCCACTAAACAATTGACTAGTTGTTGCATAACTACTATCGTTTGTAAATGAACTTACATTAGTTGGTATACGTGCATCAACTCTAGCATTAGTATAATATAAGTTTGTTCCTTCTGTTAAATCAGAAGTAGTCTTAGCGTTAAATATTGTATTAACTCTAGCATCTGTATAATATAAATTTCCGGCTTCTGCAATGTCATCTGTATCTAATGCACCTGTTCCACCTGATACTGATGAATCAACATATGCCTTGGTTGCGGCATGATTGGCACTACTTGGTGCGCCACTTAATGTAAGTGCGCCTGTCATAGTGTCGCCTGCTTTAGCAACCTTTGTTCCTATTGCTGTAGTTAATGTTGTGCTAAGATTTGGATCATCACCTAATGCTGCGGCTAGTTCGTTTAATGTATCTAATGTTGCTGGTGCTGAATCTACAACACCTGCTACCGCTGTATCAGTGTATGCTTTTGCATCTACTTCGGCTTGGTCTGCATATGATTCATATGCAGTTGTGATTGCTGTTTCTCTTGTATCAGTGTATGCTTTTGCATCTACTTCGGCTTGGTCTGCATATGATTCCATAGCAGTTTGTAGCGAAGTATTTGCACCTGCCGCCGTTGCTTCTGCCGCCGCCTGGGCTGCATCTGCTTTAGTAGTTGCATCTGCTGCCGCTGTGCTAATTGCATCTGCTTCGGCTTGATCTGCATATGTCTGATATGCAGTTGTGATTGCAGTTGTTTGAGCTGTATCTAATGAGGCTGCTGTTGCTGCCGCTGTAGAAATTGCATCTGCTTCTGCCGTATCTGCATACGATTGAGCTGATGCCAATGCCGCATTTGCTTTAGTAGTTGCATCTGCTGCCGCTGTGCTAATTGCATCTGCTTCGGCTGTATCTGCATATGTTTCTGTGGCATAATTTTTTGTGCCTAATAAAGTGTTTACTCTAGCATCAGTATAATAGAGATTGCCTGCTTCTGCTATGTCGTCTGTATCTAATGAACTTGTTCCGCTTGATATTGAACTATCTACATATGCTTTAGTAGAGGCATGATTTGCATTAGTAGGTGCACCACTTAATGTTAATGCTCCTGTTAATGTTCCACCTGCTAATGGTAGCTTAGTGTTAATGTTACCTGTGTTTGTACCAATGTCGGCAGCTAATGCAGATGTTGTTGATGTTAAGGCCGAGACAGCTCTTGCATCTGTAAAAAATAAATTAGTTGAGCCTTCAGTGACATTATCAGTATTAATTGATGCTTCCGTTAAATCAGCAATATCAACATTTTTTAATGTAATTTTTGGTGGCGAGGCTCCATCATGTGTAAATACATCTACGCCGCCAATTTGTAATTTATCTAGATTACTATTTGTTTCAATAACCGCTGAAGCGTCTATATCTTGTATTACTGTTTGGTTACCAATTTTAAAAGCCACGTTTAATCTCCATCCTATATTATATATTTATGCTTGTTATGGAATAAGCTGATATGTAGAAGGAATAAGTTGAACCCAATTTGTTCCATTATATCCTTCAAACATTTTTGTTGTTGTATTAAACCACATCATGCCTTCTACTGCTGGAGATGGTCGACCTACTGCCAGTCCTTTTGGCAATACAAATGTAGTTGTTACTTCAACATCACCAACTAATCCGCCAGTAAATGTAGTGCTTGTGCTTGACACATCTACAATAACTGTGCCAGTGTTGTTTATAACATCACCACGGAATGTTGCTGGTGTTGAAGCATCACCTGGATTCAATACAATCGATGTTGTGTCTGTTTCATCCGCTAAATTATAGCCAACTTTATTAGCATATGAAGAGTCTGTATCAGTAAAACTAATAACACCAGTGGAACTATCATAAGACAAACTACCAGTTGCCGAAATGGATGCTCTTGCATCTGCATCTGTATATTGTGTTGGTAAATTGCCTGCAACAAGTGTATCTGCAGTAAGTGTTCCTACTGTAATACTACCTTTTGTAATTGCACTTGCATTTATACTATTAAGTGATTGTGGCGTTAATTCAACTGAATCAATTAGTAGAAATGTATTTGTTTCGTGATCTCTAACAAAGCCGGCATAAGTTATAGAGCCGATTTTGCCCAACCACCCTACGTCTGTTGGTAAGCTACTATCTTTATTCAGTATAAGTAATGGATCATTAAATCCAACGTCATTACTTATAAGATTAGTTGATTGTATTCCTCTGAATGCCATTTAAATTCTCTCTATGTTATGTTAGTATTTATCAATAAAAGAAATGTTAGTCATAAAAAAAGCAGTGCCTAAGCACTGCTTTTAATGTTAGTAATTTAAAATTACTTTTTAAGTTCTTTAACTTCTGCTGATAGTTCTTTAACCGCTTCAATTAATAGACCTGTAATGTTACCATAAGCAACATGATGTAAACCGTTTGCATCTGTGTGAACTGCTTCAGGTAATACTGCGTTTAATTCCTGAGCAACAACACCTGTTGATACTGAACCGTCTTCTAGTCTTTCAAAAGTAACACCGCGAACTGCTTCAACTCTATTTAGAGCGTTGTCAATTGTTTGGATGTTAGTTTTCAAACTCTCATCTGAGTAAGCTGTAATATCACCTGTTGCTGTAAAGCCACCTGTGAATGAACCTGACATTGCAATATCGTTTGCATTAACAGTAATACCGTTACCTGCAATTGCATTTAATGTAACACTTGAGTTTCCAGTTTGGTTAGCAGTGAATGATCCACCACCTGTCATACCAGCACCTGCTGTTACTGTCATTGTTCCATCACCAATTGTCAATCCACTAATAGCTGCTGAAAGTTCAGCATCTGTTGCCATTGCGTCTTGGATTTCTTTTAGTGTATCAAAAGCCGCGCCTGCACCGTTAGTTACGTCTGAAACTGCTGCTGCTCTGGCTGCATCTGCTTTAGTAGTTGCATCTGCTGCCGCTGTGCTAATTGCATCTGCTTCGGCTTGATCTGCATATGTCTGATATGCAGTTGTGATTGCAGTTGTTTGAGCTGTATCTTTAGCTGTTGCATCTGCACTTGCTGTTGCTTCTGCTGCCGCCTGGGCTGCATCTGCTTTAGTAGTTGCATCTGCTGCCGCTGTGCTAATTGCATCTGCTTCTGCCGTATCTGCATAAGTTTCTAATGCAGTTGTTTGTGCCGCATCTGCTGCCGCCCAAGCTGTATTAATTGCAGCTTCTCTTGTATCAGTATATGCTTTTGCATCTACTTCGGCTGCGTCTGCTTTAGATGTTGCATCTGCTGCCGCTGTGCTAATTGCATCTGCCTCAGCTGCGTCTGCCTTAGTAGTTGCGTCTGCTGCCGCTGTGCTAATTGCATCTGCTTCGGCATTATCTGCATATGTTCTGTATGCTGATGTAATTGCTACTTCACGTGCATCAATATATGAATGTTCAGCATCTGCTTTAGTAGTTGCATCTGTTGCCGCTGCTGCCTGAGCCGCATTTGCTTTAGTAGTTGCATCTGCTGCCGCTGTGCTAATTGCATCTGCTTCGGCTTGATCTGCTTTAGTAGTTGCATCACTTGCCGCTGTGCTAATTGCATCTGCTTCGGCTTGATCTGCATACGATTGAGCTGATGATAATGTTGCCGCATCCTGTGTGTCAACATATGTAGTTGCTGCTTTTAGACCCAATGCTGTAGTCATTGTTGCACTAAAGTTAGCATCATCACCTAACGCTGCCGCTAGTTCATTTAACGTATCAATTGCACCTGGTGCCGAGTCAACTAAGTTAGCAACTTCAGTATCAGTATATGAAGCAGCTGCTGTTTGTGCCGCATTTGCTTTAGCTGTTGCGTCTGCACTTGCTGTTGCTTCTGCTGCCGTTTGGGCTGCACTTGCTTTAGTAGATGCGTCTGCACTTGCAGTTGAAATTGCATCTGCTTCGGCTGTATCTGCGTAAGTTTGCATTGCAGTTGTTACTGCTGCGTCACCTGCCGCCCAAGCAGTATTAATGCTTGAAGTTTGTGCCGTATCTGCCGCTGCCCATGCCGTATTAATTGCTGTTTCACGTGTGTCAGTGTATGCTTTAGCGTCTGTTTCTGCCGTATCTGCATATGATTCATATGCAGTTGTGATTGCTGTTTCTCTTGTATCAGTATATGCTTTAGCGTCTGCTTCGGCTGTATCTGCATAAGTTTCTAATGCAGTTGTTTGAGCTGTATCTGCCGCTGCCCATGCCGTATTAATAGCCGTATCAGCCGCTGCAAATTCAGTGCGGATAGCCGCTCTGTCTGTAGATGCTGATGCTAAAGCTGTAGTAATAGTTGCCGCATAGTTGGCGTCATCGCCTAATGCATTTGCTATTTCATTCAAAGTATCTAAGGCGCCTGGCGCTCCATTTACTAAGTCTGAAATTGCATCATCAACATAAGATTTATTTGCACCATCTGTTGCTGCTGTAGGAGTTCCTACATTAACAATTTTATTTGAATCTGCATCAATTTTATCACCAAATACAACCGCTGTTCCACCTGCGTCAGTAATTTTCTTACCTGATCCCATTTGTAACGTTTGTTGGACTGAAATTGGTTGATCTGAAGCAAATGCAATTTGTCCAGATCCTGTAGTTCTTGTTAATAGACCTTGGTTGTTGTCCGCCGATACGACGATTGTTCCAGAGTCTGAGTGAAGGACTTTTTGTCCATCAACATATAATGAGCCTTGTGATAAAAACAAGTCTCGCCATTTCTTCGTTGTTGAGCCTAAATCGTAACCTGTGGTTCCATCAGAGTCAACAGTTGGAAGAATGTGGCCGGTCATTTCCAGATTAGCTGATATGCTTGAATCATCGCTAGTTTGGAAGCCGCCGTCGATTATAAATTTTTTCTGTGCCATATTTTAATTTTCCTTTTTCGCGAAAAACGGATCTACATTGAGTAGCAATGTATTTACCGTTATCTTTAACATATTAAATGCTTTTATATTCATAATATACTTAACCTCTAATATGGGGTGCAACCTCGGGCTGCACCCTATTAATATTGGTTACCTCAACTTACACATCAATGTATGTTGAAATAACTTTTACTGTTGCTGTTCCTGAGTTAGTTGTATAGGTTAACTCTACGTTAGCTCCGTTCATGTCAACACTTGCGTCACCCACTAAGCTAGAACCTGTATACACCATCGCATATTCTGTGATGTATGCTGTAGTTCCATCGTGTGTAACTAGTGCTTCACGTGTTTCGTAATTTCCATTACCATCGTCTGCTTGTATAATATACTTCGCTGAACGATATGTTGCTTTAGCAAAGGTATCGATTACATCTCCACCTGTTGTAGTTGAAACATTCGAACCTTGCACGTATGCTTTGATATCAGCTGATAATTTATCAGTTGTTACCTGTCCTGCTGTTAGCGTTGGTGATAGTCCTACTTGAGGAGCAATAACAACTGCTTGTGTGCCTACCGGCATTGCAGATGTTAATGTAATCACTTGGCTAGCAATTGTATAGTGTGTAACTGGATCCTGAATAACACCGCCAACAAATACAAATGCATCCGCTTGATTAATATCTTGCGTTAATGCAAATTGTGTTGCAACACCGTCACCTGCAATAGTTTGACGGAAGTTGTTAGTGAATATCAATGAAGGATCTTTAAGTTCCATACCATCTTCGTTTGAATTAACAGTTAAAACATATCCATCTTTGTTAGTATATGCTGTGTCGCTTACATCTGTTAAATCTAGGACTGTTTTATCAGTATCAACGCTAATAACACCTGTGCTATTGTTATAACTTACTAAACCATCGCCTGCTGTATCTGTTACAGATATAGCTGCTCTTGATCTAGCATCAGTGTAATATAGGTTTGAACCTTCAGCTAAGTCGTCTGTGTCAAAGTTTGACAAGTCTAGTGCAGAAACTGCCGCATCTAGTTGACTTTTGTTGATGGCATCGCCTGCCGCTGTTCCGTTTGCAAGTCCAGTTACTTTATTGCTACCCATTGCAATATCACCCGACATAGTTCCACCAGCAAGTGCTAGTTTAAGGTCGATGTTTGATTGTAATGTAGTATCTGCTGCCTTATAAGCTGTATCTAACGCCGTATCTGCCGCTGCACGATCAATTAGCTCTTGAGCTAAGCCTGCCGTGTTAGTTGCAATATCAGTTGCGTTAGCATTTACTAGTCCAGTCAATGTGCTATCAGCACCTTGGAATGCAGTTACAATTTCTGTAAGTGAATCTAGTGCTGCTGGATCAGTGTTGCTTAGAATACCTGCAATTGCTGTTGCGTTTACCGCCTCTGCCGCTTGTGCTCTTGTGGCTTCTGCTGCAATTGAGGCTGCGTTAGTTACAACGTCTGCTGCAATGGCGTTTTCTGCCGTTGTAGCTCTTGTTGTTTCTGCCGCAATTGCGTTAGCATTTGCAACTTCTGCCGCACGTGCTGTAGTTGCCTCTGCCGCTACCGCAGTAGTTCTGTCAGTAACTTCTTGTGCAATAGCATCTGCGTTTGCTTTAGCTTGTGCATCAAGTAATAAGTCAACTGCTTTTAAGTTAGAACCAGCATCAATGTAGTTTGAACCACTGTGTGCTGTATATGTTCCGTCTAAGTTCAGTCCACCACTTGCCTGTGTTGCTGTAATTTCTAACAAGTTAGCCGCTGCCGATGCCGCATTTGCCTGCTCAGCCGCTCTGGCTGTTGATGCCTCTGCTGCTAAACCGTTTGTAAGAACTAATTCTGCCGCTTCTGCTCTAGTCTTTTCAGTTAGAACTTCTGCATCAGTATAAGTTGCCGCTGCCGTAATAGCATCTGCTTCTGCCGTATCTGCATACGATTGTAAAGCTGTTGTTTGGGCTGCGTCTGCTGCCGTAAATGCACTTGTTACTACTACGTCTGCCGCAATATAAGCCGCTGTAACAACACCGTCAGCTGCTGCAAATTCTGTGCGAATTGCCGCTCTGTCTGTGTTTGCTGCCGCTAAGTTAGTATCAACTTCACCGTGAACTTCGTTTACTGCTGCAACTAAATCAGATGCTGTAGTATTTAAGTTACCAATTGTGCCTATATTAGTAGTATTAGTGTTTACTTCACCATGCACTTCGTTAATAGCACCAACAAGTGTTGTTGCTGTTGTGTCTAGTGATTGTCCACCTGTTGAAACTACTGCTTCTAAACTATCTAAACGACCTTCTGCTGCGTCCATTTCTGTTTCTAGTGTTACAATGTCAGCTTCGTTAGTTGTTAAACGTGTTCCGTTAGCTGTAATTAGACCTTGTAAAGTTGAATCAGCGGCTGCAAAAGCATCACCAATTTCTTTTAATGTGTCTAATGCACCATCGGCATTTAACAAGATAGCGTCAACACGAGCTGATTCAGTATCAATGTTACTTTGTAACGTTGCGTCTGCTGCCGCTCTGGCTGTTGATTCAGTTGTAATAGCTGCTGCGTTTGTAGAACCAGTTACTGTGTTAGCGTCTACGTCTGTGCGTAAACCTGCTTCAATACCAGTTGCACGTGTTACTTCATTTGTAATAGCAGTAGTGTTTGCACCTTCTGCCGCTCTAGCAGTTGTGGCTTCCGCCGCAATTGCGTTTGCGTTTACAAGTTCTGCTGCTCTGGCTGTTGTAGCTTCTGCTGTAATGTTAGCTTGTAACGTGTTATCTGCAGATGTTCTATCTGTAACTTCTTGTGCAATTGCTGCCGTGTTAGTTGCAATGTCACTTGTGTTAGTTGATATGTCACCAGCGTTAGCTGTTACTTGAAGTTGAATAGCTGCGTCTGCCGCCTTATAAGCTGTATCTAGAGCCGTGTCAGCTGTTTGAAACGCTGTAGTTACTGCCGCGTCACCACTATCAATACGAGCTTTTACAGTGTTACCATTTGTTCCGTCTACAGTTGCATCACCAATTAGTGCTGCGTCTTCTGTATCTGCATGTGCAATCGCTGCCGCCTGTGCCGCGTTTGCTTTAGTAGTTGCGTCTGCTGCCGCTGTTGCCACAGATGCCGCATCACCACTAATTCTTGCAGTTTCTTCTGCAGTGATATTAGTTTGTAATGTAGTGTCTGCTGATGCACGTGAAGCCGCTTCAGTGTTGATATTACCTTGTAATGTAGTATCAGCACTTGCTCTTGCAGTTGCTTCAGTTGAGATAGCTGTAGTATTTGACGCAATTAAGGCACTAAAGTTACTGTCAGCTGCCTGGAACGCCGCTACAATTTCTGTTAACGAGTCTAATGCTGCTGGATCTGTATTGCTGATAATGTCATCAATACGTGCTGTTTCTGTGTCAATGTTTCCTTGTAGAACACCTTCGCGTGTGTCTGTGTATGCTTTTGCGTCTACTTCGGCTTGGTCAGCATATGCTTCCCAGGCTGTAGTATTTGCAGTTGTTTGAGCTGTGTCAGCCGCTGCCCACGCCGTATTAATACTTGTAGTTTGTGCCGCATCTGCTGCCGCCCAAGCTGTATTAATTGCTGTTTCACGTGTGTCAGTGTATGCTTTAGCATCTACTTCTGCTTGATCGGCATATGCCTCCCACGCTGTAGTATTTGCTGTTGTCTGAGCCGTATCTGCTGCCGCAAAATCAGTTCTGATACTTGTATCAGCGTTCTGTCTTGCAGTTTCTTCAGAAGCGATATCAGCCGCGTTTGCCGCCTCAGCTCCTCTGGCAGTAGTTGCCTCTGCCGCTAAATTTGTTGTTAAGGTTGAGATATCTGCGTTAGTGGCTGAAATTTCAGCTGCTAATCCATTTGTTAATGTTGTGATATCACCTTCATTTGCAGTAACACGAACGTCTAAGGCATTATCTGCCGCTGTTCTTAATCCTGCTTCAGTAACTACCGCTGCTGCGTTAGTTGCCTCAACTCCTTGTGCTCTAGTAATCTCAGCCGCAATATCACTTGCGTTTTGAGTTTCAGCTGCTGTTGCTCTAGTAACCTCATTTGAGATTGCTGTGGCGTTTGCTGCAATACCTGCCGTAAATACTGAGTCTGCACTTTGGAATGCAGTTACAATTTCACTAAGCGAGTCTAGTGCTGCTGGATCTGTGTTACCTATAATATTTGTAATCTGTGTTTGTAATGCCGTATCTGCTGCCTTATAAGCTGTATCTAGGGCACTCTCAGCCGCTAATGCACGTGTTTCCTCGTTTGAGATAGCAGTGGTGTTTGCACCTTCTGCCGCACGAGCCGTAGTAGCTTCGTTTGTAATTGCTGTTGTATTAGCCGATTCTGCTGCTGTGGCGCGATTCGTTTCTACTAAAACTGCTGCTGCGATATCTGAAGCAACTGCTGTCTTGGCTCTAGCATCAGTAAAGTATAAGTTTGAGCCTTCTGATAAATCATCGGTATCATATGAACCAATAAGATCAGCTGCTGAAACTTTCTTCAAAGATGATGAAGCTGCGACGTGTAATAGAATTGTATCTAACGAATTAACTGAACTTGCACCTGTTTGGCCAGAAACGGATGCTGCGTCTAGTTTGGATTCGGTTACTGATGCGTTAGCAAGAGCCGGCGTTTTTATTTGTCTAAAAGCCATGTTAGATTTCTCCAATCAATATATTGATAAAAACATATAAATTCTTTTATATGCCCAAGACAATGAGCTCACACTCATTGCATAATGTTATTTATCAATATATTGTGAAGATTATAACGTATGAAAATGATATTTATGACTTTAATTTGGTAAGTATCTAAAGTCAACTACTGCGTTAGTGGATGGTGCAGTAGTAATGGTTAGCGTTGATCCGCTAATGCTGTATTCAGTTGGTGGTAGAATTAATCCGTCTACAATAACCAATACACTGTGAACAGTATGTCCAGGTTGTATTAAGTAATCTGTAGTGGAGTTGTTTCCTGTATACTGACTACTAGTATATATCAAATTTAAGTGATGGTTTTCTATACTGTTATTGGCAGGTGATGACATTGTTGCATATGGATATCTATACTTGACATAAATGTTAAATCCAGAATCTGGTAACACATTAAATGTTAGCGTAGTTCCACTTACAGAGTAGATGCTAGGTCGTTGTAAGACATCGTTAACATACACATCAATTTCTTCTTCTCCTGCTGGAGCATCAGTAAGTGTAAATGAGTAACCTATACCATCTGCTGTAAATTCTTGTGATGCTGGAAGTGACGACTGTGTTAGTTGTCCGTCTACAAAACTAAATCCGCCATTACCATCTGTTTGTAGTATTTGGCCGTTTGTTCCGTCACTGATACCTAAGTCAAGTATTCCACTTACATCACTAGCAATTGTTATGCCTTTTGATCCAGGTGTTGTAACTGGTGTAATAGTAATATTATTACCAGCACGAATATCAATTTCGTCAACAGCACTTGCAACAATATCAGTTGGTGTTAAATCACTTACCGTATCGTATATGTGCCACGTTTTAAACGTTGACTCAAGTGTAATTGTAACTGTGCCATCGCTGTTGTCTGTTAGTGCAAAACCACCATCAACATCAAATTTCAATCCTGTTACATCTGCTACACTTACGTTTGATGACGGGTCGTTAATTTCTTCAACTGTAAGTGCCAAATCGCTTCGTATAGCGGTGTTTACGTTAGCAAGCTCTGTTGATGTTGCGAACGTTCCATCAGCTGTTTGAAACGCATTTACGATCTCTGTAAGCGAGTCTAGTGCTGCAGGATCTGTGTTTGTAAGTATGCTTTGAACTTGAGATTGTAGTGTGCTAATATCAGCTGATATACTTGCTGATGCTACGCCAAACTGTCCGCTGTATGTAGCACCTGTAATATAAACACTTTTACCTGTAAACGATTTACCATCTGGTAAGTTTTCACCAATAAAGTTTAATACACCTGATTGATAATCAAAGAACCATTCATCGTTATTACCACTACCAGTAGTAAAGACTTTGTTGGACATTGTTTCAGCACCAGCAGAATCTCCGCTAGTGTGAATATAAACGTTTACAAGATATGTTGATCCAAATTCTGTTGGAATCCAGTCTGTTATTCCTGTTTTCCATGTTCTGTTTGTTGACGCTGTAATATCAGCTGTAGTTTCAACTGCCGTTTGTAGCGTTACATAGCTATTAGAAGCAGAAGGTTTTACACTTGGTATTTGTGCCGACTCTGCCCAAATCGTATCACCACGTATCAGTAGTGGACTTGGTAAACTTTCGTTGGCCGCTAATTTATTAAAGACTGTGTCAGTCTTAGTGGCACCGAATCCAACTTTCTTAAATAGATAGTCTAACTTTTGATTATCGGATATTGCCATTAGTTAGCTTCTCCTATTGATAGACTGTTTATTTGTTTGCCACTAGCAATTGCTATTCTAACCAACACAACATTGTTTGTTGCATTACTCATGTTTTCAGCACCTAGTGTCATTGTGTAGCTTGAGTTAATGCTTGTGTTTGTTGGAACAACATCTGCACCTGTTAATGCACAACCATCTGATCCGTTACCTCCGTTTCCAGTATCACTACCAGGAACACCTGCACCTGCATATTGACTTGTGCATTCGATCCAACCATTTAATCCACTTGCAGTATCTATGCCAGTTCCAGGAGCTGCAATCCACATACCTGCAATGCCCGTAGAGTTAATGCTAATGTCGAAGTTAGCAACAACTTGTCTACGGAATGCAAATGTAAAGTATTGTGTTCCTGTATCTGAACTTCTATCAGGACCAACTGGTAGGTAGCCTGTGCTATAATCTGCAGTGTCGTGTTTTAACACACCCCATCTTACAGTAGCTTCTTGACTTCCACTTACACTAATTGCACCAGTGAATGGTGTAGCAGTATAATCAGTTGATCCGACAATAGTAGGAGTGTCCGTAGAATCCGCCACAAAGTCTGCAATACGAATTGCATTGTCTGTGACTACCCCATTACCTAAACTGGATTCTACAGGTATGGACGACTCAATTATTCCAAATGGTGTCGCTGTATGCACTTGAACTTTCTCGGGAAGAGAAACAAAGTTTCCAGTGCCATTGACATTATATGCTCTAACTTTCAAAGTTTCCACAGCCGCTATACTTGAATTAGTAATATCGATTGTTTGATCAGCAAATTGATAAGTTAAAGTGTTCGCTGTTGGAATGCCAGCGTTTAGGTAAGGGGTATTCTCTAAATCTGAATAACTCTTATATTGAGTGCTAATAGTTGCGCCACTTGTGCTTTCTAAATTAGCACCATTAGATATTTCAAACACATTATTTGTATCTCTA